ATGGGTAGCATAAGATCTCCAGCCAAGAGGAACACCCAACAGATTCAGCTCCTCCCATCTCTCCGCGACATTGAGATCAACCCAACACCGCATCCCATGTTCCTGGAAGAGCCGGGATAGGTGCCGCTTCTTGGCGATCTGCCAGAGGGCTCTATAGTAGGGCTGTGCATTAGATGTGCTGAAATTGACTTCTATGAAGCTTGGGGCCTTGCTCTCCCAAACCTTCGCGGGCCTTTCCCAAAGCTTGCGCCAATGGTGGCCATGCTCTACAGCAGTCCCAAGAGCATCAAAACGATTGTCGTCCTCCCAAAAGGTGATTGTGTTTCCTATGAGTTCTTTGGTTCGGGCAACTGATCCCCATTGGCGAGGGTAGTCTAATACATCTCCTTGCATGGATGGGTCGAGATCGGCCACGCCTTCGCTATTGCTGCTCGCGAATAGACAATCTGGAACTTCTGACATGTTTCACCTATTTCATGGAGAAAGAGGCCATGCAGTCCACCTGCATGCCGCTTAAGCCATGATTTGACCTTCTTATGATGTAGTGCCTTGTCACGATGTGACTATCAATATGATCACTGCTATCGATGATACAAATCCGATGCATAATCGTGCTTCGCATAACTGAATCGCATCTTCCCATAATATTCGAATGCCTTCATGAGTCGCTTAACCTTTTTCTTGGGGAATTTATGCGAATCCTCGAAATATTCGCGCGATAATTGCTCAACAAATTCGTCGAATATCATGCTCTTTCTCCCTCGCTATCCTCTCCTTCTCGCGACATATCGGGCAGTACTTTTCGGTCGCGGGCCGCATGTGGCCATTGCAGACGATATATGCATCAGGCATCTATCTCCTTGAGCATATCTACCTCAAGCGGGGCAAAGTCCGCATAAAACTCGCTCCAATTAATCGCAGACATATTCAGCTCGCTTAGGTCCTCGGTGCCGTCCACAATGATTTGAGCGGCTTCTTGCATTGGGTCGGGGAAGACGAGGGGCTTCTCTTCTTCGGCAATAATAGGCCGAACATCGTCTTCTGGAATATCGTCTACAAAACAGAGCGGTGGCTCCTCGTCCACATATTCATCTGCCATGCATGGGATGACCAGAATTAACAAAACTTGAGCAGCCAGCCAAATGCCCATGCTTTCGCCTCCCCTGGATGGAAGAGCGCCCATATCAAGATAGCCGCCAAAATCATCGCAAACACGCATGTGATGATCGAATCCAACGTCATTGATGGACCCCCATTAGGCTTAGGAGAATGGTGAGTATCGATCCAATTATTAGGCTGAAAAGTATTAGAATGGGCTCTTTATATGCCTGCCACCAGTTCTGTTTGCCGATCTCAAAACTTTCCATGCACGCATCGGCCTTTTCAAGTGCGGTTATCCTTCCCTCGTGGTCGTGTATCCTGTCGCATAGCGTTTTTATATCCTTGCTCTGGTATCCTTGGCGTTCATAGATCTTGATGAGGTAATCATGATCAGTCAGCAGGCCGGGGGCGTCGTCCATGATGCCTCAGGTGAATGGAGCCTGTAATGTCTCAGCCTGGGTGGTCTCAAGTTGTGGCACTTGTGAGAGTCCAAGGGCGGCCACCTTTGCGCAGACATAGTTGATCATCTGGGAGCGAGTGCCTGTGGCGGTCAGAGCCTTGCATAGGTAATACGAGAATGCGCCTCGGACCTGCCCATTGATGATTAGCTCTGCGGAGGTCTGTCCATCTTGGCAACCGGCCCAAAGCACATGGTTGAGGCCCGGAACAAGTACAATGGCCTTAGTCTTTGCTTTGGTCTTTCTTGCCTTTTTGCCCACAATTGGCGGAAGAGATCGGATCGTAATATTTGAATCTATTTCGCGTGTGCCTGTCCCCGAATGGCAGCAATCCATGAACACATCGAGCGTTGCGTCTGCGGGCAGCCTAGCAAAGATCGCTCTCAGATCATCGTCCGAAATGTACTGCGGCCAATCGATGGGGCAAATAACCTCATCCCAGCCGTCGGCTTCATCACCGGATGCATCCCGGACCTGTGAACCATGACCCGAGAAGAAGAAGATGAATTTGTCGTTGTTTCCTGGAATGGCACAATCCACCATTCCATTTAGAGCGGCCAATATCGGTGCTTTGTTGGCATTGAGAAGCGTGTTGCTGGTGAACCCACGCATTTTTAGAACATCGGCCATTGCCTTCGCATCATTGAATCCTCTGGTGGCGATAACACCATTGAACACGTTTGCATCGTTGATACATCCGGATAATGGGGCGGTTGAATATGCGTCGTTTCCAACCACGACAGCGAGCTTTTGGGGTGGCATTTGTATTCTCCTTTATTATTTGCAAAAAATAATTATGTCTGGCTTCCGGTCTGTCCTCTGGACCCGAACCAATATCCGCCTACGCCAGTGACAAGCGCGATCATGCCAGTCACGATAGTAGACACGATATTGGCATCTCCTCTGATCACGGCCACCAAGAGGATGCTCCAAACCATCAGAACTATGATGATCGTGGCCCAAAGACCTTCGCCGAATTTGGATAGATCCATCAAATCACTCCTTGGCCACGAATCCCGCCATTAGGAGCGTGATTACCGCAGACGCAATATGCTCATCTACTTGAAAGCCGCTCTTCTCTTCGGGCTTTTCAGGATCAAATATTTCAATCTGTATCATTCTCATCTATACCACCTCAACCCATCTCATCGCTATCCACTTCTCGATCATCTCGTCATTCGCCCCATCTATCGTGCTCGATTCCACGATATTGCCCTTGGTCATGCGTTGAGGATCGCTTACAGAGCCAAAATTGAAGGACTTGAGAATCTTTAGCTTCATGTGGTTGCCTCGGTGCGTTTCTTGAGTTCTTCCCGGCCTTGCACCATTGCTCGGACCATTTCGGGCGTAGCTTGGATTTCCTTCATGCCGTCTCACCTAATATCGTCGCATTTGTCGCATTACCGACCGAAGAAGGCAACGCAATTTCGCTTGCAGCGAACGATACCTGAGTGCTTGTCAGCGTATCATTCATACCCTGTATGGCCTCCCTGGTGCCCGCAAAATATGGTCCCAAATCGCTCATATCTGCCCTGGTGGGCATCCAACCCACTATGCCGATGTTTGCCTGATCGATCTTCTGGACGGAGGGCCAGGCGACATGCTGAAGGTCCACGGTGCCCGGTGGGGCTTGATAGGATAAGTCAACAGAGGCCAATGCCGGCATGATCAAGAGCAGAGCAATAAATATGGATTTCATCAAAATCGCACTCCCGGACCTTTCAGATACCGCCGCATATTCCTAATCGCCACCAATGCAATGCCCTGTATCTCGTCCTGTGAAGCGTCGCCCGTTGGATATTTCAGAGCCCATTGCTTCAGCGTCATGAGCGGCCCGCCGTTGGCATCTCGGATCTTGAAGAAATCCGCGCCATTACCCGCGATTGTGGCGGCCAACGTCTTTCTGTTGATTACCACGCCGAGAATAGTGTCTTCCTTGATGAGTTCTGCACGTTTCTTCAGTTTCGTTCCTTCATCCGACTCTGGATCGGCTACCAGCCACGCTTTGGCAAGTGCGACTTCCGGGAACCAGTCTGGGATCTTGCAATAGCCACCAGTTGGCAGATCATGTCCCGGTCCATCGTACTGGCATAAACCATCCATTGCCTCGTCTTGCATCGTGGCATCGGCGATTGTATTCTTGTGGCCGCAGGTCGGGCAGGTCCATGTATCTGCCGCGGAGGGCGGCCAATCAAACTCCTGTTTGCAATTTTCGCAAATGTGCTTCGACATATTTACACCTATTATAACTTGCTTATAATCTTTGCAAATGAATGCTTTGCTTCTTATGATCGGATTGTCTTGATGAAAAAATTTGATGATCTCTAGGATGTCGGATGCGGAGAGATCGTCAAGCATGAAAACCTTCAGTAAAGTACCCCAAACAAGAATACGGTATTTGTTGCCCCGCCAGCGTGCGCCCCTACATCCATTTGGATTACCGTTCCTGCTGCATATGATTTCCTCATCACAGGCGTCGAGTTTGGCACTGGTTCCATCCAGGCAGCGTCGTATTCAGCATTTACGCCACTTAATGTCTGTGTCCCCAAGAAGTCGGTTAATGCGCCAACCTGCCCAATCGTGCATGTAGTTGTGCCCGCATCCGCGCCAGCAACAAGCAACGCGCCATGCAATACGCATCTTTTTCCAGCCGGGACGGTAAACAATGTCGTCTGCGCATTGGCCGCCAAAGATACCGTCGTAGTGGAAAGAAGAGAAATAGCCTTTTCCTTTAAATTCACGAGTGCCATAATAACCTCATATCAAATCATGTTCAAACGCAACCGCTTCGTTTTCCCAGCCCACTATCTGCCCTTCGCATTGGACTACATAGGCCGAAAAAACGATGATCTCCGACAGGTCTTGAAGTGTATCGTTAATTGAACCAGGATTTTCTGCCATGTCTAAAACTCCAGAATCTTTATGTTCTCTCGGCCCATCAGCCCCTTATCCGGCCTCCAAGCCAATATCGGATGCTCGATTCCATTAGTTGGATCGAAGAAATCGGTAATATCAAATTTTATGGTGTCGCCAATGGCGAAAGTGCCCCTTGCACGAATCTGGGTGCTCTTGACAGAGGTCCAAGTGCCATCGGCGGCTTGAACTCCTCGGCTTACTAGCTTGATAGTGCATGGTAGGTTTGTTTCAGTTGAAGTCTGGATTGCCGCACCGCCGGTGTCAATGCATGTGATCAGGATGCGGCAATCCAAATTTGCTGTTGTGCAAACTGGAAGAGAAGTTAGATTAGTAGTGGTCGTCTTGGTGGCAGCCTGCGTGAATGTAAGCGTCTCTGAACCGATCACCACGCTACCCGCCACATCCAGACCACTTGAGAAATGAACATGCGGAGTAAAGGCAGTCACAACTCCCGCGCCGGAATCGTCCGGCTTGAGTGCTGCTATTACCCCCGCCGCTATCAGGCTTGCATCCAAGGCAGCCAAAGCAACGATCTGAGATGCCGTGGTTGTGATCGCACCGCCTGCCCCGGTGGCAAGATTAACAGTGATTGCATCCCCAACAAGAGCAATGCTCAGGGCAGCATTTGGCGTCCCGGGATTGACATATTCGATGGATTTGGCCGCCGTCGTGCCTATGGCATCGGTCCATGTAATGTCGTTATCTGAGCCAGTTAAATTCGTGGTATAATATGGCCGAGGCGAGATGGCAACCTTGCATCGAAACGTGACAGCGGGCGCAGTTCCGATCAAAGTCAACGTGGCCGCACTCATACCATCATATAGGGTATGCGGTGACTTGGTTATACGCTTGGCGAGATGGAAAAATCGGCTCATGCGTAATCGCCGCTGGTATTTGGTTTAATATCCCAAGTCGCGGATACTTCGTCACCATGAACAAACTTGTCTGGATAGGTCGCCACATCTCGAACGGCTGACACGGCGCTTGAAGACGTGAATTGGCCCCTCTTAGCTTCCGCCTTAAGGGCATCGCCCCTTGCCTTGAAGAGCATGGCGAGATCTTTGTATTCTCCGAGTCTGGTCACGCATTTATAACAGCATTCGGAGGCCGCGATATAGAGGTTGCTGTGATTGGTTATTTCGGAATTGATTTCATTATCAGTGAGTATGATGGCATCATTATCCACGTCTCCGACTTTATCTCTGACCCAGGATAGGCTAGATCCTGCTGGATTTCCATCGTATTGATCGGCAGTCATTATTATACCTCAAGTTTATTATTGAAAAATTTATAAGGATTAAATTAATAGAACAACAAAAAATCTATGATTTGGTTGAGATTATTATGCGTGTATCCGAAAGTTACGTGAAAAGCCTCGTGGCACTTATAACAAAAAGTGATCCCGTTATCTATATTTGTGCGCAGATGTTCAAATTCAGAGAAATTGTATACATGATGAGCACGAAAAACACCACTCTTGCCATTTCCACATTTTACGCACTTATATCCATCTCGTTCAAAAACACCTGATCTCCAAGTTTGATATTCCTTTGAATAATACATTTGGTTTCGCTCAGGAGTTATCCCACCTTTCCAATTCCAGTGGCTTTCTTTTGGTTGCCCAGCATGCCTATTATGAGCTATGATCTTAGCACGCCGTTCTGGCGAGCATGGCTTTATTTTCTTTCCGAGTTTCGCATTAGATATATTAGCACAGTGCTCTGGCGATTTTGGCAAAGCGGCAGATGGATTTGGTTTTCCCATCTTCATAGAGGATATCAAAGCACAAAATTCTGGAGATCTGCGTTTTCCCTTGTTTGATTGCGATATTTTCAGGCGCGTTTCTTCAGACAAATGTTTTCCAACTCGGTGAGACCCCATAGGGCGGACTGGGATATTATACCTATGAATCCATTTCCAGATACATTTTTGGGCTACGCCCTGCTCTTTCGCTATCTCGTCAAAAGATTTTTTGTTTATTATATACTGTTCTCTAAGCCAAGCCTCGTCCCGATAGAGCTTTTCAGCCACTTTAATACATCTCCTATCATGTATCCTAGAAAGTGTCATGCTGGCAGGCCGTCTAGGGAAACGGCTTTTCGGGGATCAGCCTAGCCAGCGAGTGTTATTTATCACGATACTATTTATAAGTATCGTGTTCACAGATATAGATTTTGTATCTATGAAGACTTCCTAAACACTAGGATATAATTCACGGCACCTGTAGATCTTCCAGCACTTGCGGCGGCATACAGATAGACATCTCCACCAGATGCAACAATGCCGTTGGCTCCGACCACCGGCCACATGAAGATGGGAGCGCCAACCGTGTTCTGGAATGCATTTGCGATGGTCAAGGTCATATCAGTGGCCATCTTGGTGTTGGCTCCGGCGGCACTTGATATGCTGATCACGTTGGAGGTTGTGCCATTGGCGACCTGGGACACCACCAGAACCGCAAACAAGAGCTGACCCTTTGCGGCCATCGAGTCTATGACTTTGGTATCGACCGCATCGGCAGAACCACTGAAATCAAAAGCCCCGGTCTCGATAAAGATAGCAGACTTCTCATCAGCTACAAGATGGGCGATCTTGATAGCAGCAGAAAGCACACCAGAAGTATTACTGATGCCAGTGGTTGCCGCTGTCCCTGCGATTGCGGATACAAAATCCGCAACGGATTCAAGCTTTCCAGGATCGCCTTCGGCGGATTCGTCGATGAATGGAATGGTATCAGCCGCGGGATCTAAGACCGCATCTCCAAACTCATCTATGTCTAGGCTTAGAACTCCACTGGTAGCAATCAAGCCCTCGCCAGCGACCGCCGTCATGAGATCGGCCACAGATTCGAGTTTGGTCGGATCTCCTGACGCATCCTCGTCTATGAAGGCTATCGTATCGGCGGCAACATCTAGTGTAGCATCCCCACATCCATCGATATCGAGAGATAGCTGACCAGATGCGGCAGCAAGTCCAGTTCCGGCAACGCCGGAGACAATATCGGCAATTGCTTCCTTTTTGGTAGAGCTATCAGTTGCATCCAAAATGGCTACAGAATCGGCGGCAACGTCAACGACCGCGGCGGATAGTTCGGATATGTCTAATGCACCGCCTTCGCTTATGCCGGTTACAGTGCCGACCGTTCCTATATAGCCCTTGATACTATGCTTATTTGTTGCCATTCTTACCTTCCTCCTTCATCGGCTTAGGGCGAAAAGATTTTGAAGGCGGATTTTTCGCCTTCTGAACAACTTTTTTAGCCATGCGAGCCTCTACAGGACATAGATCTCAGCCGCGATTTCGTTGCTGTGGAATTCGCAGGGATTTACCCACTCGCGGAGCACGACTGGGAAGTTGCCGCCAGTGTCCTTTCCGACTGAGGTGTCAACCCTCAGATCTTCGGAAACCACGAACTCGGTTCCTTCCATGTCCTGCGCAACCACGTAGACATAGCCAGCGGGCACATAGGCAGAAGTCTTGATGAACTGCTGAGTGTTTGCTGCACCGAACAGGTCAAGGATATCGTCTATATATCGCTTCCTCATGTCGTCCATCTTGCGAATAGGAGCGAGATCGGCTCTTCTGCCCAGCAGGAACTTGGGGTTGAAGTTATCGCCTATCCTGTCGCACATCTCCATGATGTCGGTATAGATATCAATATATGAATCGGTGCCAGTCCAGTTTCCGATGCTATCCACCGAAGGCGAAGATGCGGACGTGCCATATGCCCGAACCCTTCCGTTGGGATTGGCTTGAGCAGCCGTTACCAACCCGGTAAGCCCGGTCGCTGTATCTCCATTGATCCAGATGTAATCTTCCAGACGGTGGATGTCTCTGGTGGCGATATCGATCTTTCTGGAGAGCTGCTTGGGGTCCAGGTTAAGGTCTCTTTCGTTGATCCTGACCGTTGCGCCGAACTGATACATAACGTGAGAGACTTCTTTGCCCTTCGCGCCGACGATTGGAGGAGTGTCTCCCTTGGCCGTGATGGCCGCTGTAATGACTGTATTTCCCGCCGTCTTCTCATAGAAGGTAACGGTATCTGTCTGGATGGTCGGACCTACATTCCGCATGGTGCTGAGATTGCGAGCAACCATGCTATCCCGCTGCTTCTGCTGATAATTGAGTACTTCACGCTCAAAGGCTTCCGTCAGGTGAGCAGGGATTGAAGATGAATAATTCATGGTCATTTAAATCACCAGGACTTCGCCCTGTCTAATTGCATAGATCACATCAGCAGCCACGGTGGTAATCGGTATCTGCACGGTAAGTTGCGTATCGGTTATGGCCGTAACAGCATTCACCTGCGCGTCTGTGCCATTTGCATCCGCGATCAGGATGAAATCGCCTACTTGCAAGCCCATCGTCGTAGGACCACCAGAAGTCATAGCAATAGTGGACTCTCCCGCAGTGGGGGTGCTGGAAGGAGCCGCATAAATGGCGCTTGTGAGAGTCAGATCTTCAAGAAGCTGTGCAATGCTCGTGGTGATGACTCTGGTCTCGCCTACATTTGCGCCTGCTCCAGATTCCTCTATGCAGCCTGTGCCGGTTGCAGCGGTGCCGCTCGTATGGTCTGCCACGTCCATGAAGTCCCCGGCGACGGGGCTCGTGTTGGCCGTGGTAATCACATTGGCATAGACTCTAGCACCTTTCAAGGCAACCTCGACGGGTTCGCCTATCTCATAGAAGCCATCATAGGTGTGCTCTTCCTCATCGGAGCATGCAAACCCCAATACGGAATCTTCGTCTTCCAGGACGACGGCCTTGATCCTTCCGAGTGTGCCGGAACGCATGACAGCAGCACCGAAGGGAATTCTGGCTCCGGCGATGTATGTCTTAGTAGGACCGTCGATATAAACATCCTTGCGGCCCGAATTGGTAAATGTAACCATTTAGTTCACCTCAATAATTGAATACCTTGGCCTGTTCGGCGGCAAGATCGAACCCAGACGCGTTAAGCTGCTTTTTGCCCTTGGGGTCTTTCCTTTCTGCTTCGGTAAGCAGTTTGGCAGAATTGGTGATCTTCCATGCTTCGTACTCGGCGGGGTTAAGGGTCTTGACCTGAGTCCAAAGAGCATCCACTTCGCTTGCGGCGGCGGCATTGAGAGTCTTCTTAAACTCACCCTTGTTGGCCGCGTCTCTGGCGGTTACCTCATCCGTGGCCTTCTTCTGGAAAGCCTCGTTCAGGATCTTGTGTTCATTGGCAATGCCATCCAGCTTGGTTGTCAGTTCGGAGATCTTACCAGTCAGGGCGGTGATTGATGCCGCCTGCCCGGTTATGATCTCATTAGCAGCGTTGAGCTGCTTGGTAAAATCGGCCTTTACGGCCTCGATGTCTTCTGCCATTTTATTAGCCTCGTTGAGCTTCTTTGGGCACTTTCTCACATTACCATCTGTCAGGACCAGCACGTCATCTGGTGCTTGGTTCTGAAATGGTCCACAGCCCATCGCCTGGGAGCAGGCTCCCTTAGTACCGTCAAAAAAATTCGCGTATTCTACCACGTTATAGGGACCTTCCTCGATTGCATCATAATGGATGCCGTCAAAGTCCCCGGTCTCGCTTTTGGTAATCGTAAAGTATCCAGGACTCGCATCTGGAAATTGCTTGTTTTGAATCTTTGCAACCTCTTCTGGCTTCAGATCCTTTTTGTAATATCTGGAGATTCCAAAGATGTCTCGCTTATCATCCCTCGGGGTGGCAGATATAGCGTGACCTAGCCACCTGTCATCGGGCCTCAAGGTATCCGTTTGCAGATGCTTATCTGTAATAGGGACACCAAGGAACCGGGGCGCATTTGCCTTTAGGACTTCGTATTTCTTGAGGGTAGGAATGCCATTGGTGCCGGTGAATACTCCTTCCTTGGCAAAGACAGTCGGAACATCGAAGTATTCATCTGTCTCTATGATATCGCCATCCTGGTAGGCAGCGTTAAATGCCTTTACCGGGCTTTCTCCACTCAAAGATAAATCATCAAAAGAGATCTCATCATCCAATACCTTCTTTGCCTTTGCTTGGCCGCCCGCGCTCGCTCTAGCCCGCTTATGGATCTCCTCTTTGACCTGACCATAAATATGTGGATGGGAGGAGACGAACCGATGGAAGGCAGTTAGGTACTCGATGCTTGGGCCCGCATTCTCTAGCTTGCCTCCGCCTTCTGCCAGACCCTGTTTGATGCATTTCTCTTTAGCGGCTTTCATTCCTTCGGGCGTGCCATCATGGAGATAACAGGCCCCGTTTTCACCCCATTTAAAACCGTTTTTTCCATTCTCGGAACATTCCATAATCGGCAATTATATCATCCCCCCATTCAGACGGCTATGTTCATCGATCAATGCATTTATTCCAGCGGCAGCTAGCTCTTCATATCCCGCCTTCTTCCTAGCTTCGTTTATGCTAACGATGCCATTGGCGATATGAGACACCAAAATGTTATTTTCAGCGACCTTGTCCTCTTGTTTTATCGGCCACCAGTTATAAAATACCCTGGTGCCATCCTCAAAACCATTGTACCCTATGAGAATGGCTTCATCGAAGTGCTCAAATGGTGCAGCGCAGACTTCTCTCCAGCCCTGTGATAGAATCGTGAATAAGTCTAATGCCGGTTGGCTGCTCTTACTCAAGGTCTGGCCCATCGTATCAAGAATCTGAGTGGGGACCAAATGAAGCAGAAGTTTCCTCTCGATGTATTGATCTATGGCTTGAGCCGCTTCTGCGCCAGTCGTGGCTGGATACTCAAGTTTGCCTCCCGGTGGGAGGTTGAACGCGGTTCCTATGGACTGAGACTTGACTACCTCATCCATGAGGTCTTTTATTCCGGACGGAAGACCATTAACGATTGAGGTATCCGTATTCTCGGAGAGCCATTTGGCCGCCTCTAAATCGAAGGTAGCAACTGCGTTTGGTACACCAACCCGTTGAACCGACAGACCCAAACACTTTCTCACATAATGCCAAAAATCGATAGTTGGCATAATAGAAGCTAGGATGCTTTGGTTGCCCGGCAGCTCCCAGAATATATGTAGCAGCTCCTCTTCGGGAACTTCCACGGGCTCACCATACAGGCTCTGTGACTGATAGAAGTGCTTTTCGCCGGATGCTCTATCAACTATGATACCCTGCAAGAGAGGGTCACGCCAAAACTTATTGGAATCAGACGCATTGGCGGGTGCTTTACCAAACGATTCAGCAGGAAGCCTATTGAACGTGTCGGGAATCGTCCAATTGCCATCTGTCTTCAGAGAATAATTGAAAATGCTGTGTCTAAAACCAATGGTGTCATAATAGGCCCATCGGATTGACTCCAGTGGCTTAACGACCTTATGGGCCACGCCAAGGCCTTTCTTGGCTTCCTGAAGCTTCGCTTCGGGCCATATTTGCCCATCCGGTGGGATGATTTCTACATCAAAACCGGGGAACGCAGCCATCGCTATAGGCACTATGGCCTCTTGGATAGGCGGCACCGAGAAGGCGGATACAATGGATGCAGGATTTATGGCCGTGCTTCTAGCGGTATATGTATTAGCGGCATATGCGGGTTGAGAAGACACCGCCGGCCTGGTGGAGCCGGCCGCATTGGTTAGCTTCTTGTAAGGGCGATGGATTTTTGTCATGCATAAACCGCTTTGCTGGAGATTTGCATATGGAGTTTCTTCTTAGCGTTCTGTATTCCTTCCAGACACATCTCAATGGCATCTACGCCATCATCATGCGCGTTCTTGTCAGGGAAGATCCTAAATTGGTTGATCAATTCCCTGTAAACCTTCGCCCAGTCTTCCCTAAAGCACAATTGCCCGTTGTTAAAATGCGCCTCAAGCGATCGAATCCTGTCATCTTTGTGCTTAGTATGCCAGATAGGGATGTAAGGCACTGCTGTGCCCGCCTTCTGCTGCTCCTGCTTGAGCACGATCTCAAAATTGCTCCTATGTCCCTTCATCCAGGCAGATTGCGCAATCTCGAGGGAGTTGGCTTCTATCCAGACAGTGCGATAATTATATTGCTGCTGGGCTTCTATGAGCTTGCTTATCGATTTGCTTTGCACATCTACAGACAGATCGCATTCCCACACCAGCCATCTGCCATCTGGGAGGACGGTAATTGTGACCAAAGCGGCGTAATCGTTGCCGCCTTTGGAGAGATCGAGAGCGGCATAGAAGGCACATTTGGAGAGATCAACCTTCCCGGGTGCAACCATCAAATCTTCGATTTTTTGTACATTGAATATGGCATACTCGTCATTGTGCGGGTCTTGCTGATAGACCGACATCCAATCGTAATGCGATTTCGCCTTTGCAGACAAATAATATTTCTCGGGATATCTTTCGGGCCACAGCCATTCTCCCGGTTGCCTATGATCGTATTCGTTTGGAGCTATCGCTTCAGCTGGAAACTTCAGAACGGTCCATTGATCATTGTTTGGATCTTCTTCGGCCTTCTTGAGAAGAGTGCCTGCCAAATCTTCCTCATTCCAGCGCGTGACTGTCAGCAAAAGCCGGGCATTGGCTTGTCCCTCGCCACTCGTTGATTGCCTAGTCCAGAAATCGCCATCATACCAGGACTGTACTCGCTCTCGGATGGCTTTGGATTCAGCATCATTTCGACCCCGGAATGGATCATCTATTATCCCATGTGTCATGGGATTTCCAGAAATACCGCCGCCGATGCCGGTGCATACATAGCTTCCGGTGTGATCCACGATCTCGAAATTATCGGCGTTCTTCAGCCAAGTATTATTTGCAACTGTGACTATGTTTTTGCCAAACAATTTTGAATCGGGAAAGACCTCACTGTAAGCCTTGGATGTCATGATCCGTTGGACGGATCTATTCATTTTGCGAGCCAAATGTGAGCCATAGGACGCGGTTATGATTTTGGCTTCGGGATCTTTACCGAAAATCCAGGCCGGGAGATTGCGGCTCACAAGCTCGCTTTTCCCATGCTGAACAGGCATGAAGAGCATGAGGCGAGTTATGGCATCTTCACCTTGCCCGAAGGCCCACCTTTCCAGATAGGAACAGATTACCTTATGATACCAGGCCGGGCGATAGTTAGGTTTTACATAAAGGATGAAATCAAGTAGACTTTGCCTCGCCAGTTCCTGATCGATCTCCTTCAAGCTTGCTTCTAATGGATCTAAGCTGCCTAAGTTCGTCGGGTGATAGCTTGGAGAGATCTGGTTTAATGCTGACGTTGACATCTGCTTGTACTTCCGGTTTCACAAAATTGATAATAGTAGATAGCATCCTCTGCAATGCCTGCGAAGCCGCCAATCTGTCCCTCGCCGTCTCGAGCGCAACCGGCTCATCTCCCCCTTCGCTTGCCTTGATGAGCTTCCTGAGGCTTTCTATCTCATCATCCGTGTATTGCAGGTACTTATTGGCCCACTTGTCAGCATCGTCCAGGATCTTGGAGCGGACAGCCTCAACCTTTGCCTCATTCTCCTGCTTCGTTTCCGCTCTTATCTCATCAAGAGCCTTTTGGACGGTGACATAGGACACCCGGACCTGGAACTTGGTCCAAATCAAGGTGGACAATGCGCGCGAGGAGACCGTTCTGTTGTCCGATATATATTGCCTGATCTTCGGAGTGATCTTAGTCTTTGCGCCCATCAAAATCAAAACCGATATCAGTAATTACGATTAACATGTTAAGATTGGTAAGATACTGGTAAAATATCGCCCCCTCTCACAGGGCAATGTCCAAGGTAGTCGAGCTTTCCAGATACGTAAGGTCCGCCGCGTCGTAACTGTGATGCTGTTGGGCTACCAGATCCGCCCTGAAGGACGTCGGCGGCATTACCCGCCCGATCTGGATTTATGCCCTACAATCGCTATCATCCAGCACATGATAGAGGTCAGTTGATGACAAGTAAAGCCCGCCCGCCCCCTACTAGCCTTCGTGTGACCTGCAAACAAAACACGCGCATGCAGACCAATTTCAACCGCCTCTCAAGCGGAACGTTCAGAGCGACTTACCGGGCAAACGAATATGTGATTAGAAGAGGCCGCCCGTGCCTAGCGGACGGTCAAGGAAACCCGCAAAGATTCCTGCCCTGTAGGGCATTAGTACCTTGTTTTGTTCCTATTTATAGATTACGAGAGCCGAGGAAAGGGAGGAATCAAACCTCGGCTCAATGGGAGGATTTGATGATTATGAAAGGCAGGCGACTGCTAACCAACCAATGGCGCTTTGCCTGCCATCACACGTTGTCTCGCGCATCACATTTAGCTCTGAGAGCTTGGTTATGTCTGGTTCGATGGCGAGAGCCTTTCATTGCGTCCTATAGGATGACTATGATATGCGGCACAAGTCGCGGTTTATCGCTGCTTCTTTCCCATGTCGCTTGATGATTTGTAGGCCGCTCATATCTCCGCTGAAACGTGGCATTTTGCGCATTCTCAGACAGGATCATAGCCCATGTGAGCAGCCCTAATATAGATTGGCATTATTATCTTTGATATGCACAAGATTGAAATATTCCAGCTCGTCGATATCGTCTAGGCCACGTTCGGACTTGCGTCTCATCCCAAACATAATCTGTCTATCGCGGGAGTAATCAATTCGGCCCATTCTGGTTTCCCCCATTTAGGCAGGCGTTGCCCGCCATCGGCTACATGTGATATGAGAGGCGGTTGATCTGGCAGATCGAGGCCAAGATTTCCGGCATGATGCTTTTCGAAATATTGCTCTTCGCTTAGATGTTGCCCAACGAATCTGAGATAGGCGGGCTTATTCCGATCAGTGGCTTGCGCTTTTATCATGAAACCTCGATATTATCGACTTATGGAGGACAACCTTAACCCGGGTTGCCGGCGAAAGTTGCCCGCCAAGCCCTGCGAGACCGGCGGGGCAAATCAGACTTCGCGGGGGGAGGCGTCCTTTCCCTGATAATCCTCTCACCGGAGCCTCTTATTACGATATCTATAATTTCGGGTGAATTTGGAGTATTGAAAACCGACTTGCAAATGGGACAATATGCCTGCCCATCTTCATCAAAATCTATGACGCATTGGCATTTCTTGCAGCCATGCCGAACGAATTGCGTGTCATAATCTTCGCCACGATTTAAGTTAGAAAAAGAATTTTTTGCTCGGAGTTCCTTGATTGTCAAAATTCCATGAGGCCCGCTAAAGACGGGCTCGATCTCACTATCCCATGCTTGACCAGGTTTCCCCACAGTCTCCCTCCGGGTAAAAATTGTTTGGTTCGTGATATCTAGGAGATAGATTGGCATGCTCCTATATATATTTATCTACGCATCTCCCACCAATTTCACGCATTTATTCTTTCCCTGCCATTTTCGGCCTTCGATCATCGCACGCGCTTCATTTCGATAGCATGTACTTATCTCACGACGGTTGGGAAATGGTTTACAATAGAATCCGGTTTCAAAACGATTAAATGTCCTCCATGCACGCCGCAAATATTGATTGGTTGTTCCTGCGCGCCCTCCTGCTACTCCATTTGATACTTCAAAACATTTTTTTGTACAATAAACATGCCTATTACCGGGATGCGGTGGGTGATCCACTTCTTTCCCGCATCCAGCACATCTATATTTTCCAGTAAGCCCAACAAGCATGACTCATCCCCCTATTCACTTTCACCCTATCCACCACTCTTGCTTTATATAACCGCCTGAGCACCTTCCCAATCACAATTCGATCTTTGTCGGGAAAATATGGCATCAGATCAGATCCGATCATAGCTTGATATCGATTATGTGGCAGCTTTTCCAAGATGAGTTCTCCGAGTTGCGGAGTGAATGAGATAGTTGCACCTGCCATCAGATCTCGCCTCTCCTAATCTTCCCATGATATTCGGCAATCATCGCCTTCAAACCTGCCAGTTGCTCGACTGATAGATTGCCAAAATGTGTATTGGCCTCTTGCTTGTCATTGACATCGATCTGCAGTCTGACTATAGGCATGAAAATGCTCCTTGCAACTCAAGTGGCTCACCGTCACATTCAAGCATAGCCGGATATGCGCCTGATTCTAGCTGCCAACATAAGAATGCAGCGGCCTGGAGTGATGCTTGATCTTCGGACCGCGCATAGGTTGTGCCCACCCATCCACTCATTCACCGATCGCCGCCCATAATAGAATTGCAACCACGCAAATGATGAATTCTACAAAGAACCATCCAGCGGTTTGTAATCCGAATTCTGACTGGTATACCAATGCCAGAACAGCAGTAATTATCGCTGCTCCTATACTGACGATTCCCGCGACCAATGCGGCTTTTGGGAAATCCATGTCAGTCATTTCCATGCACCTGCCTTCTTGAATCTCTGCATTGCTTCCGCTCTTCGTTGTGCCTTTTCCGCCCGAAGTTCTGCCTTCGATTTGCCAGGTTCTCCCGGATCGCTTACCGGCATTCTGACGGTCATTTGTTCGAGTGCTGTTATTGGACTAGAATGATTTGTATCAATGTCTGCCCGATGAGTGCGGCCCATCGCGGTATTGCCCGAATAAAATATACATGGCCCGAGACTCATCCTTTCAGCTCCTTGATCCTTTTCGCGACCTCGACGGGCGGCATATTCACATCAGCCCGTCTCAAGCGCTGGGAAATGTCGATATCGAGATCTCCGGCCATGTGCCACTTCATGATATGATCATCAACTTTCTTTTTGTCCGGTGAGGCTCTTATGCCGAAATCGATCCTCTGTTCATTGGCGGGACATTTACCAAGTTTGCAAGCAGGCCCTTTGCTCACGTTCTCTGTGGTGACCTTAGCGACCTTTTCTCCCTGCCCCGAGCAATTACCTTCCGGATTGGTTTTATCAGCCTTCTTGGTCATAGGAGGGGCATCCACGTGGATTCTAGGATCTACCAGAGAAGCAACTTTCTTGATTGCCTGCTGATATTCTTCCTTCTTCTTCTCCTGTTGCTTCATTCGACCAAGCCACCCGGCTATTTGATGCCCATTCATGGCAATATCGTGTTCCTTGACCAGATGTTCCTGAATGGTCATCGCGTTCAGGCCCGCATTGATGTAGTCACGAAAGATTGCTTCAAGTTTCGCAGTTCTCTCTTTCGGTGGTGCTCGGGTTGGTAGGATGGTCTGTGGTTGCACAGAATTGGCAAGGCTCAACGATCGCCCCATGTCTGGTAATCTAATCTCATCCTCCGGAGAAGTCTTGTCTACGGGCTTCTGGTGAGTTCCTATGTAATCTAGGACATTGGCCGGGGTGGTGTATTGCTTCTCGCCCACGAGATCTTCGCGGCCTTCATGCCATTTCATGTAGGCGATGAGTTCCTGGATTGTGCCCTCAATGATTTTCATGCCAACTCCTCAGGCAACCCATTTATCAAACCGTATAATGCCGACAGAAAAACGGTTGCACACATCGCTCCAAAAACTACATCCGCAATTTCCGACGGCATGAGATGCAATGAGACAACTTTGAACATTATCCAAAACGCTATCCCAATAACTATAAATAACATAGATATCGCGATTGGATAAAATATTACGGCTTCCAATGTTTTATTCATCTTATGATCTCCCTGAGCAATTCCTCATCTAACTTCCCGCCCGGAAATAACTGCTCTGCCACATACCAATCATCTCGCGTTATGCCGCCGATTGCGATTCTCTTATGTAGGATCGGGCCTTCCAGCACGAAAATGTTCTCTGTCCTCAATTCCGCCATGATCTTTGCCGAGGTCATATCAGCCAGCATGTAGGCTTTTCCGCTTGCGACTAGCCATTTGCGCAGTTCTTCGCAACGTGGACATTGTGGACCTGTCGTAAAAATGGTTATCAAATCAACTGCCTCCTCTCGGTCTTCTCCTGGCCTCTCTTCTCGCTTCTTGAATTGCTTTCTGTTTCTCTTCCGCGTCCCGAATACGTTTGGAAGGAATTGTATGCAAGTACGCCTTTGTCATTTATCCTCGGCCACCAAGCAAGCTTGACACCGATACGCCACTTTCTCGTCGCCTCCCAGATCATCCCCAAATATATTGCAGGCCGGGTTGGTAAACTTGCCAGTGCCATGCAAATCCACATATGCAAGTCCTTGGCATTGGTCGCAGATCTTAGATTTGCAAGCAATAGATACCATGATGGTTCTGTCCTGCCAACCTGATGCATTTGCATCCTCGATATCCAAGCCCCGGAGGTTGGCAAACTCCTCTATGGCCTTGACTGCTTGTGATGCGTCATGATGCGCACTTAAGGTAATCTCTTCGTCTCTGCCTGTCAGGTATGCCGCGAAATCGAATAGGGCACCTGCTATAGATTTATCCATTTTCGTCATTTCAAATCACCGTCACATATTTTGGGCTGATCAGCCAAGGATATTTGGCGTCATCCAAATATAGCGTATCTACATTCGCACCGACCACGATGTGCATTCCTTCCGGGCAAAATTCATCATTTGGCCTGACCGATACTTGTTTTCCGATATAGTCTTCTGGTTTCATGGTTCTACCTTCTGGCGAGAAGAGGTTATCTGCTGCTTCCATCACGCTTTCGGAGAATCCGTATGGCATTTCAGATTGCCTCGATTAGCAATGCGCCGCTTTCTGTCTCAGTGCATCGCACCCTTGCTCCTTTGCATAATCCATGCTGCTTGATCCATTCCACAGGCAGGCTCATGTTCAGGCCGTATTTGCCGCCGCCTTGATGGATTAAGCTTCTGATCTGATTTTTGATCATGGATTGGTATATGGTTGAATAGGTATTTATATTCATCGGTTGTCGAAGTCTAGGACACATTGGCCGACATATTGAGCGACAGGTGGACATATTGCGTTTCCTAATCCTCGGAGTCGATTATTGAGGTGTATCCCTCCGGAAATCCCATCATCCATTCTACAAACTCTGGTTTGATCTTCGCACCCCTTCCACATTCTAGGTAATCCTGGTATAGTCTTGGTTCCCATTTCAGGGAACTCCCAATCGAGGCCCCACTTTTTCGAGTCGTTCCACCACTTATCAGAATTTCCGCCGTTTTTGGTGAATATGTACTTACCAGACCAATACTTGCCTCTGGCGTGGGCAACAACGAATACACGTTCTCTCCGATGAGGGGCACCAACGGAGGAAGCAGATAGCATCTGCCATTCCGCATCATACCCGCTTTCGGCCAACGATCCAAGTACTTCATCGAGCCCCCTGTTAAGCAACGCTGCCACGTTCTCCACAAGGACGTATCGAGGTCGTACCAGGCGAATGATCCTGAGCATTTCCCACCAGAGGCCGCTTCTCGCGGCGTGGATACCGGCCCCTTTTCCTGCGCAAGAGATGTCCTGACAGGGGAATCCTCCACAGATAACGTCCACTTGTCCAAGGTCATGTAACTCACTTTCTCCTAACTTCGTTATGTCCTCAAAGCATGACACATCTGGCCAATGCTTCGCCAATACCTTCCTGCAAAATGGATCAATTTCACAAAATGCAATAGTTTGAAAGCCTTTGGTTGCTTCTAAACCAAGTGAAAAGCCTCCTATTCCGCTAAATAGATCTAGGACTTTTAGCATTTTGATTACCTCTGCGTGTACCTACCCGTTGGCAACTTCGCATAATTCGCTTCTAACCATGCTTTAACCTGTTCTTCGGGCAAATGCAGCTTTCCGGCTATGATGCGATGATCAACTGACCCATGAATGCCATATTCTTGACGAGCGGCTATGCGAATGCGTGTTATGTCGCTTGTTGGCGTTTCCATGTCGATTTTGCCCATCGTCTGGTTACTACTGGTTACTGCACGGTTACTACACTGGTTACTATATATATCTCTCTCTATCTCTCTACTACTATCGTTTATCTCTTTTTCTTTCTTTGCGGTAACCAGAGTACCCACTTTTTGGGCCGAAAAATTATTTTCTTTTTTTTCTTTTAAGTTTTCTTCCTTTTCACCGGTTACTCTGGTTATTTGGGTACTCAGCGTCTCCTGTTGCTCTTTTTTAGTAACCATTGGAGGGTTACCATCTCCGTTTGGTTGGGTACCTTCTGGAACCGTTGAGTCTGCGAATGCGGGTTTCTCCATTTTGACATACCATCCCCGGACCTTTGCCCCGTTTAGACTGACTTGGTACTTTTTTCTTTGCGTCCCATCCGGATTCGTCTTGCATATTAGGTATCCGGCTCTGAATAATGCCGTTGTCATGCTCTCTTCGGTTGGTATTTGGGTGAATATTTTGAGCTTTCCCATTTCTGCCAGAGTCGCGTCTGGCATCAACCACATTCCGTCCGGCATTGATTTTCCGATAGCAAAGCCTGCTATATGCTTTGTTGACGTTGAATCCATGAATAGTCCCGGGTTGCCCATCATGAGCTGATTCAATCCTCGGATAAACCGCGCCGCCTCCGTCTCTTCTCTGGTAGCAATGCCCTGTGATATTGCTAGGTTATCAAGAGCTGTGATAAATTTGCCTCTGAAATCTTGGAATACATTCCCCATCGGAGACATTTCAAGCAATTCCCAAACGGTTTTAAGAAGAGTATAAATGGTTGCCGTCCTGCCAGCGACCGTGTATCCGGCGTCTCTGAATTCTTCCAGTTTCATATTTTGAGTTTTATCAAATAAATCTCTGTTTATATTAGTAACTGATGTAAGAAACTTGAGCCAATGAAAACCCAATACGGGCATTAACTTAACATTTCTCTGTGCTTCTCGGAGCAATTTCGCATTGGTGCCTTGCCATTCTATGTCCGGTATTCGTGAGGTGGTGGCGGCATCTTGGGGTCTAACTTCGCCGGTGACAATAGGAGTGCAAGCGTACTCAAATCCATCTCTCAGGCCATTCTCTTTCGTTCCCTGGTTCTTGGAGTGACCTTCAAGCACGGCATTCATGAGACCCACATATTCAATTGCATCCCTAGAATCTACTGCCTTTACATTATCATAAATCTGTGGCAACCAACCCGCCAACGCGAATATGATACTCGCTGCATAGGTGGTCGTGTTTGCTTTTCCGCTCTTTAGGCTTGGTTCATCGGCATAACCAACCCCATAGACCGACATCGATATGCAAGCCATCGAGGTTTTAAAGGCATTTGTCAATCCCCAAAGCCCCAACCCAAACCGCTCGCTTTTGAACCATCGGGCATAAACCGGAGCACCGAATATGGCCGTGATTAGGATAGGAGCAAATGGATTAACTGCTAACAGTTTTCTCATTATTTCAATAGCAGCATCGAGATCACCGTCATAGACACACGCCGGGATTTTCGCAGAAAGTCGATATTCGATATTGGGCAGAAAGTCAATGCCTGGTATCAATGGCACTCCTTCTCTCCAGCATGGTACCTCTATTCTCTGCATAAGTCTTATGTTCTGAGATAGCTTTTGTACCTTCTGATAATCGAGTTTCCCAACTTCGTTTTTGCCCCCAAAAGCGTTAATTATCGCGGCCTTAAATTTCGCTGGAGTCGCCATATCTTCGGCTGGCAATGTAAAGCAAACCGATCGATTGTCGATCGCGCCAACTCCCTTGAAGGTAAATTCCGTTATGCTTCCACAAGTGGTCTCCGTGTCAATCCTCAGAGCGCAATCACTCACCCATGCCAATCCCTTGAAAGTCTCCCCGGTCTCTTTGTTGGTCCTATTAACCACCTTATGGACGGTATAAATTTGTTTTCCGTCTCCGGTAGGCGGCATTATCCCGACCGTCCCCACTGGATCATCTTTTGTGACATAATTAAATTTTGGGCCTTCTATTTTAGAGTGTTCTGATAGTTTTTTCTGAAGATGGTAATCTCCGGGCCAAATACATCCTTTGCAATTGTCATCAGGAACACAATAACCAAGCCCCCCGATACCAGTATTGGGATATCCATCCGCCACTTTCTGAAGCGTCTTGCAATTTGGGCAAGACATTTGCCCAAACCAGAGATCAAATATCCTTGATTCCACATCACACTTTTGCGCAAGTTTTTCCCAAACAACAAAAGCCTTTTCCTCGGTCCACCCCGATTGATAAAGAAAAGAAGCTAGATCTCCTAGTGCCCGGTGTGGTCCCTTTCCTGGAGCAACTTTCTCTAGGATATTCTTCATGCACGGAGGAAAATAACCCTCGCTTAACGGTTCTGGCAATCTCGATATTTTGGTTTTTTGGTTTCCTTTTGCTCGGCTCTTTCTGATTTTTAGCTCTTCTTGCATCATTTCGTCATATGGAGATAATGCGTTGGTCAGTGCATCGCTTTCAGCCACATCGAAACTATCATACCAGGTCTTGCACTCTTCGAGAACCGCATCCTTGAGGGGCCACGCAGCCCGACCATAATCTATTGAGATATTGGCGGGATCTAATGGCACTACAACCAGGGGCAACTTCCTGTGAAGGGAGCAAATGCACTTGAACTTTCTTTTTTGACCTGTGAGCTTGTCGATCTTTACGATGCCGCGCAGTTCTTTGTGGTCTTGAAAAAAGTCATGCTCGATGTCTTGTAATAAAAGCTTGAATGCTCCCGTCCTGATCCTATAATATTCTTCTCGCTCATCTCCTGATAACCCCGAAGGAGACATGCATAAGGCGTGATGCAACAGAACATAAACCCCACCGCCCGACATTAGGCAATGGATGCTCTTTTCTATGCCCGCTTCCTTCAGCCTCTTGACCAGGTAGCCCGCCAGAGCCTCGACCGCTGCTTTTGTTGCTGGGTTTTGCATATTATGAGCTATCGAATCTATGTCCGCCCCGAGGGTATAAGCCACACATTCCCGAAAGGTTCCGAGCGTTGGAACAGCTTCATGCTTGATATCATCCCATATTCCGGTCAGGTCTCTAACACTTGGTTCCATCACATCGAGCAGAGCATAAAGAGTGCGATACTTTGAAGTGGTATCTTCATAATCATCTGGCACCCTAAGTCTCAGTCTATCATCCGGTAATGTGATGTACCACCCATCGTCTCCATTCAGGCAGCGGAATCCGTTACAGTCGATTGGTTTGGAGAACTTTTCTATAATTTCGCGAACCTTCGGTCTTGCATAATGTTCGCGAGTCATATCGGTGGCGGTGAAATTCATTCGATATTCCGCCCATCATAGTTCTCTGGTTTTTGTGGCTTTCCTATGCTTACCGCGATTGCGGTATTTTCTTTCGAATATGGAATAACTGCCTGAAGATTCGCGCATCCCATATTTATCATTAAAGCACATTCGGAAAACTTTATGAACGGCCACGAATGATAAGCTGCATAGTTTTGGGCCTTTGCGAAATCTTCTATTTTATAGAATTCGATGATAGAATCTGTTTTTTCACCTGATCGATATGCAATAGAGAATTTTATGCCTTTGATTTCATCAAGCGGTTTTGCCATATCCAGATATCTTGAATGGAAGTCCTCCATGCGTATAGCGAATTTGTCTCCAGTCTTCGGGTCGGTTTCCTTCATGAAGTTCTTTTTCCATGCTTGGAAATCGTATATCTTCATAATGGGCACCTCTTACAATCGCCTTTGCAACACGGCGCTCCGGTCAATTCCTCATCACGATCAGTAACGATCTTCCGATCATGCTCTTGGCAATAGCTATAAATAGAATTAGATTCTCTATCATCTTGGTTCAAGCCAAACACCTCTTCAGGCGCTTGATGGCGCAAGCGCCCTCTCTTCATTTTCTGTCAATCCGGTTTTGTTTCTAAGAAATTCATCCCAGGTCAATTTCTCTTTTTTCCGTTCCTCATTTAGTTTGTCATGCTCCTTTTCATCGAGCGTCCAAAGGACCCTTTTAAAAGACATGATAAGTACTTAGTAGTACATCTATATCAATGCTTTGCCCCATCCAACCGAAAAAAGAATCAAAGATACTGATTATGCTTCCATCACCACAATAACCGTATTCGCCCCCGTCCCACTTTCCTTGAACGATCCCTCCGGCAATGGCATGATACGCCCATTGTGCCCATCCACGAATTCCCGAAACTCCCGGCCCAATGCGTCATCTCGGAAGGTAACACCCGCGCTCATGACAGAGACCAATTTGCCGCCCGGCTTCAGCATCCCAAAGGCACGAAGCGCATGTTTCACATCTTGCCTTTTTTCGAAATGTGGATTCATGGCGACGCGGTCGAACCGCATGGCAGTTTCCAGCTTCATGAAATCCGGTTCCGCAAACAAACTTATGGGTGGCATCCCATCGCCCAACAGAACCTTCCTATTGCCCTCTAGCAGCTCGCAGGCGAAGACTTTGGCTCCTCGATGGTACAATTCTGTGCTGATAGCTCCTTGCCCCGCAGACGGCTCTAGGATGTCTTGGCAGGGCCGGATGTCTGCCAGATCACACAATTGCATGACAATGGCCTTTGGGGTAGGGAAATAGCCATTCTTGCTCGGTGGTGTCACTTCCCCTGTTAGGATGGCATTGTCTAGTGCCCCTTCTGGATCGCTTGCAAATATATGTCCCTGCGCTTTCCGGTTCCATTTTCCGCCAATGGCTTCCAGTGCCTTGTTCACATCGACATAGAGTTTTCTGTCCAATTGGCCGCATGTCAATTTGACGCAACTTCCTTCGATGCTTGCCGTGCTGAGGACGGCCAAGACTTCTTCAGATAATTTAGTGGTTCTCATTTTTCACATCTCCGAAATATTAAACGGTCCTCTCACTCCCGCGCACCAATATTCCGCACAAGATAGCGCCCTTGGATGGCCTATTGCAGCCATGCATCGAGTCTGGTAGGCAGCGCGGCGAGTCGCTTGCGGGCTATTTCGCAGTATGCCGGATCTTTTTCAATTCCTATGAAATGTCTATTGGTGTTTCGGCACGCAATTATGGTTGTGCCCGATCCCAAAAACGGATCAAGAACCGTACCGTTTTCTGGGCACGCTTTAACCAATTCCGTCCAAAGTTCTAACGATTTTGGGCAAGGATGATTTCCGACGCCCTTTTGGTTGTTTGTTATTGGTATATTCCAAGCATCTATACCAAGTTTGACATCACCGTAAACCAGAATCGGTTCCCATCCATTAAAGCCACACAACGGCGAAGGAGAGCATTGATTTGTTTTCGTCCATGAAGCAACCCATTTCGGGCGTTCTATTCGCTCGATGAAATCCAAAAAGTTCTTAGAGCCCGGCGTGATTAGCACTCCTTTAGAAACCCGTCTCATTTCTTTGAATATGGTCAGAATCCATGAGAAATATTCATCTTTTGACATATTATCATCATGCATAGAATATTCAAGACCCGCATTATAGGGCGGGTCAGTCAAACAAATATCAAAATATTTATCAGGAAATTGCTTCATTTCTATAAGGCAGTCCCCGGTGATAATTGTATCTAATAAATCCATTCAATTATCTCCTCTTCTTTAGGTTCTATTTTATTATGACAACTCCGGCATACGGTGACTAGGTTATCTAACCGGTTCGTCCCTCCATCTTTAAAAGGAATTATATGATGAACGTCTAACTGCCTGTCAATATCGTTTTGTTTTATTCCGCACTCCTGGCATTGATAATTATCTCGGCTCATCGCGATTGACCGCTGTCTATTGTATCCGGGGCCGCGATAACATCGATTTCCTCCCACCCAGTTGGGATTTTTGGGTCCTACGCCAATTTCCAATTTTATTCTTGTCTCGCTTACCTTTTTAGCAACTTCTGGATTCTTCATCGGATTATTCGTTTTCATCGCATCCGATCTTTGTTTTTTCCATTCATCGGTGTGCGTTTTCCCTTTAAAGTTACGACATAACACGTTTCCTTTTTTGAATCCGGTTGTCCTACTGCCGTTTGCATATGCAAGTTTCATTGCTTCTGATATCTTCTTTCCTCTGTCTGATATTGGGGTTCCCTTCGGTCGTGTCATTCTAAGGAGATTGTTTTGATAGTAGATAAACCTTTCTCCAGGCAATCTCCCTCGATTATCCTATCCACTTCCATGCTTCATCTCCTATGCAACCTCGACTACAAACGGACCCGCGCAACTCGCACTAAACCAAGCCGCACATTCCAATGCCTTGGTGATCAACCTCTCCGGCGACAAGCAAGTCTTCTCCATCGCATACATGTAGCCTAATGCATATTTCGCGCCCGCGCCAATCGCCTCATATGACCCGACTTCCAAAAACGAAAAATCCTCCCCCACAAAAAACAGCTCGCCCTTGTAACCTATCAAAAGAGTGGAATCCTCGATCTTTCCGCCATGTTCATCTATGCAGGCGCGGAGTGCCGGGATAAAGACGGCTCCCAAATAGTCGCCAGCAGCCTCATCTGGCAGGACCAGATTGTACTCGATGATGTCGGAGATCCTTTGATTTCCCGCCGTGCCTATAAGCATATCGCCTTTGCGGAAGATCTTCTTATGGGGCGTTCGGACACGATGCCAACCGTCCAGGGAAAGAGAATCCGATCCCATATAGATATGGCCATTGCGGATTAATCCTATCACACATGTCATGCGTGCATCGCCTCCCATTCCATCACATCCTCCCTCTTCCTCATCCAGACCCGGAAATGCTCACAGCCCTCATAACAATCATCAAACTCGCTCACCTTATTTTGATCGAGGCCACAACCATATAGGGTTGTGCAGGCCGCGGAGGTTCGTGCGATGAGGTTCGGGCAGGGATTCATAGCCGCCCCATCACGAATTTGCGATAATCCTCAAGCGACACGAAATATTTGTGCTCCGGGCAAAATTTCTCGGTCGCCTCTGTCGTGTCACCGTCGAATAGCACGCATAGCAGGTTGCAAACCGATATATGGTGCGAGGCCATGCATTCCCAACATGGATTCATGGCCGCTTCCCTCCCTTCAGTCGTTCTTTCCTGCTCAATTTGGCTGGTCGCCAATCCGGGCACGTGGCCGCATCGCCCATCAGGCTTTGGCAGATTGGTCGCGTGACCCGGTAATAGCAGCGTTCGCAAGATTGAAAGGCTGTCATCAGATCACATCTCGCAGGATCGCGATTTCCCTATCAATCACTTTCAATCTCTCCCCATATTGCTCCTTCGCTTCAAGAAGAAGAGCCAACGTTTCGCTTGGAGAAATCATGGTTGGTTTGATATCTTCATCTCTCTTACAATGCAATGGATGGGTCCTGAGTACCATTTGCCTTCGAGCCTCGACCTCTTGAGTTGTGCATCCTGGTGACATCTCAAGCCCTCCTGAGCAATTCATAGCCGATCTGGAAGTTCACCACAGATATCAAATCGGCTACCTTGACATTTTCTGGATAGCCAACTGCAATGTATTCGGGTCCTTCGCTAACTTCTATATGGTCACATGGATATAATTCAAGTTCTTGGACCAGTGGAACATGTTTGAATTCGAAATCTAGCATCTCAATCCTGCTCCCACTTCTCGCAAAAATAATGTGGACTCACATTACACTGCCACACAGGACAAAAGCCCCATGCGGTAATAGATTTGCCACATTGGTACAACTCGCAGCCATGACAGCAATCGGAGCCCCAAGGAATGATGCGGCTTTCCAGACACATTGCATCGAGCACATAGCCCTTTGTGCGGGCATCATACATTTCTTGGACGGCGATCATGTCAATCATGACCGATCCTCTCCGGATTTCTGGCAATCCATCCACCACAAATCACACAATAGCTGTGATGCTTGTTTGGATTGTAGCCAAACGGCGAAATAGTATTGCAGCGAACGCAAAATCTATATGATATCACACGATAATCAATGGACGGAAATTTATTCCGGCCTGCTCTTCTCTTTGGCTTATCGATTCGGAGAGACGGCACCAAATGGGCGGTCTTTTTTCGACCCCAGACCATGAGATCGGTTAGCGTAAATGCCTCTTTCAGTTTGCCGATCTTATCACCATCTGCATGGGATTCTTCTAGCAGACTTTGGATGGCTTGTGAACTTCGGCTCATGGACTCTCCTTCCAGCAACAGCAATATTGCCAATCATAGACAATCATCATTCCTTTTATTCTGCAATGATGATAGTATTCGATGTTTCCGCAATTGCCGCAGTTGCATCCGAGTTTGTTATGCAACCAGGCGGCCCATTTTACGAGTATCATGTCCTCTCACCTCTTGCTATTGCTTTTGATCTCACGTCGCACCTTGATCTCATCGATCTGTCCGCTCCATATTTGCCCATACCGGGCAAGAAGCCGCCTGCTGGATGGGCGAAGATGGATGAGGAGAGGTTGTTTCATAGGAGACCTTCCTTGGTAAGCTGCTCTCTGGCTGTCTTTTCAAGAGAACATCCTTTGCATTCATCGAAATGATCTCTATCCGGGCATGGACGGTCAACATCGACGCAGTTGCCGTCACACTCCTCGAAGTTCTCAATTGCCTTGCGCACCAATGCGGCCTCTAGCTTCTCGATGCGCTTGGCGTCATGGTTCTCCTTTCGGATTTGTGCCTTGATGATACCTTCCATTTCGCTAACGATATCCGCCGAATCGTCCCATCCTTCGCCCATTAGGCGCTCTATGGTTAGTTGAATATCCTTGCCGCTGACCATCCTATCCCATCCCCATCAATTCCTTATGCTCATATTCCAGGCACATGCGTGCATAATCGATTCTGGCGTCCTGCTCCTCGGCACTTAGCTCGTCCCATGATCGCTTTTCGCCATCATCCGCTCGCTGGAAGTTAAGCAGGCTTATGGCATGCTCCTTGATAAGCGCGGCCTCAAGTTTCTGAATGCGCTCGCCCTGCTCTTTCGATTTGATGACAATATTTGTATCTCCTGCCGTCACCACGTTCAGATGTGTTTCATTATCGGCCAGAAGTCGTTCGATCTCCTTGGCTTGCCATCTGATGGCCTCAATCGCATCCAATATCTCTTTGCATTTCTCGGCGGCATCGGGCCGGATAGATTTGACTTCTAACAAGCCCCCCAACCAGGATATGCCATTTACGACCCTTTGATCCATTATACGCACCCCACGCAAGGCCATCCATCAGCCGCATCAAATTCAACCGATGCTTTGTACGGTGGATCGAGGAGAATCTCAACCCTGCCTATCAATATTTCGCAGTTCTGTTGTTCGATTAACATTTTATATCCTCCATCACATAATACAAGCCATCTTTTCCTTTCTTAGCAGGCTTGCATTCATCGATATCTATGCCCGCACCGAGAAGGCATTGGCATGGAGCCAAGTCGTCTATTCCACATCCACATTCGGGGCGGGGCAACAAAGACCATCGCAACCCAGAGCGACGATCTGCTTTTCAGGATTTCACGAATACTTGGCATCAATATCTCCATCCAATTTCTCTTTTTAGTCTATCTATCTCCCTTTGTTTGTCTTGTTCCGCCTCTATATTGTGCAACCTTCGTAATTCTCGGTCAGTATCCGTCCCCAACAACGACTGTCGTTTTAATTCGCTTTCAAACATTCAAATCGCCTCGATTGATCCATTTTCGAATACTTGGTATTCCGTCCCATTGACAACCAGCAAGCTCTTCCCATCAGTCTGGTAGCCGTGGCTCTCTAAAAGAAACATGGCCCAAGACCTCTTATTGGCCACTCCATCATGCACAGACTCGATGAACTGCCCCGCCGCCTCTATGCTATGTTCTTGGCTGCCTATCCCTGATGCATTGCCGGATACCTCCATGCTCATGGCATGTGAACAGGCGAGCAAGGCAGGACAGATGAGAGCCAATATGAAGGCATACCAGGCGAGGAGAAAAGCATTGCGAAGATCGGGCATTCAGGCCACGTCCTCATATATTAGATAGCCATCCGCTGCAAACACCCGCAACCATGCACCATCTGCGATCTGTGCATTGGTCAGGTTCGCTTCCTTTTTGGCAACCTCGATCGCTTCTCGATCGCTCTCCGCATCGTATTCGCATTCTTCCCCATCTGTCTTATATGAATATTGCATTTTCAAGCACCTCGCAATCTACTCTCCTATTGCACCTATGAGCATATATACTTTTCGGTGCTATAGGTACTTTTAATATCCGAAATGCTTATATACCATTCGATCCTATTACCACTCATGAGCGAAAAGATAACTAAGGTCAGGTTACCAGAAGAGACAGAGAAAGCATTGGCCGCCTTCATGGCCCGTGAGATGATCTCCACAATGGATAAGAATGTGGTCATCGCCAGGGCACTGGAAGTCTATCTATCGGACTATGCGAGGGAGGATGAGGAGCTGGCGGGACTGATCGAGAAGAGGAGCGCAGATAGGAGCAAAAGAGGAGTCGAGGCTTGGAGGAAGGGATCGCATGACTGAAGAGAAATGCTGTTCTAAATGTCATAAAACCCAACCACTTGAGAATTTTTGGGTTAGAAAACGCGGGAAGCAATCTGGACGAATATTCTCTTGGTGCAAAACATGCGTTATAACTTATTCCAGAGATTGGAAACACCGAACAGGGCGACAGCAATCAATGAAAACAAACCGGGATTGCTCTGCTTTTCTGGGAGTAAACATTGCAGAACGCATTTTATCGCGGTTTTTCGATGATATACAGAGGATGCCCTATAAAAATAAAGGGTTCGACTTCATTTGCGGAAGGGGATTTAAGATAGATGTTAAGAGCGGATGCATAACAAGATCTAAACACCGCCAACCATATTGGTTTTTTGGAATAAAGCGCAATAAAATCGCCGATTATTTCCTCTGTCTGGCATTCGATAGCCGCGAGAATCTGAATCCGCTGCACGTATGGTTAATACCAAACGCTGTTGTGTGTGGGAAAATGAACATTAAAATATCAAACACGGTTGAATCGTTGGAAAAATGGAAAATGCATGAACGCTCATTAAACAAAGTTATAACTTGTTGTAATGCCATCAAGGAGCCACATGCATGAAAGCCCTAAAAGCCATCATCGAACTCGACGTATCCGCCTATGGGACGGTGCAAGCGGAGAAATTGCTTCGCATATTCAGTTCCTTTTTCAGGGAATGTACGACATTCAAGGGAGATATGAGGGGATATATCGTATATGAGGAGGAAGAAGATGAACCAGAGAATTGAAGCAGTATCGAGCTGTGCCCCGGTGTCAAGTGATTTTTTAGAATACTTGAATTTAAATTCCATAGAAGAAATGTGTATGATAGCGGCTCTAAAGAATTTTGGCTATCAATCCAGGATGATAATCCAGATCGTGGACAAATATAAAATCATCTTGACCGAGGCCAAAGAAAGAGATACCCCCGAATGGTTTGCAGAATACAAGAGGTTGATGCATGTCTAAAATTCTATCCGAAGCCCGCCAACTCTGCGAAGACCTAGAACCCTATCCAGAAGAGATAGGTGAAGATGGCTCAAAGGCCGTTCTCGATCTTAACCGCGAACGGTGGGAAGAAAAGTATTCTGGAAGAGCATGGGCGGCTTTCGACATGTTGCCTGAATTGCTGGCATATGCCGAGAAGAGGGAGACGCAGGCGATAGATGAGAAAGTCAAAAGCGACTACCCCGGATATGATGCGCTGCCGGAAGAAGATCGCGATGAGAAACGATATATGGGAAAAGACGACGATTTCTATATATTGCATCACCGCGGCAAGCAGTCACTTCGGGCAGAAGCCGCAAAGGAACTGGATGCGGACCTTTCATCATGGCATAAGATCACGGAGGAAGAGAAAGAGGCCATCGAGAACACGATTGCGGTTCTGACCGACTATGAAGTGAATTGCGAGGTTCAGATCGGGGATGTAGCACCTTTGATCGAAGTGCTGGGGGGCCTGCTATGTGTGTAATCAATCGAGATAACCAGGTTATCGTAACGGATCGGTCCGAAGAAATTGCTTCGCTGCAAGCGGATTTGTCTACGAAAGATCAAGAGATCAAGCGGCTCCGAGATCTCGGAATGTCCTCTTTGGATTTCTATATCAAAGCCGCTGAGATGCGCCATAGGAACTTTGATGCTGTATGCGATATGACTTTGGAAGTGATCGATGAATCCGAAAGCCAGGCCACTCGAATCAAGGATCTTGAGCAGCAATCGGAAGGACAAAAGGCATACATAGGCCGCTTAGAAGCCGCTTATCGTGCAGTCCAAGAACTGAATACCAAGCTCATATCGCAGATTGCAGATCAAGAGGAACCGATGGATGAGGAGTTGCGAGAAGATTCGGCGAAGGCGTTGGAAAAATTGAGGAAAGGTTAATCTTTTTTATAATATAATATGAAATCATTTCGCTGAACGATCCTGGCAGCTTCCGCGCGATCCACTTTTAGAACATCCATCCCCATTGGGCAGAACTTAGTAGGAAAATCATGATCCCTGCATTGCTTTGGCCTATGATCATATATGCTGCATATCTTCATATCATTTTGTGATACCAGATATGGGCATGGCTTATCCTCCGAATCTGTCAGAGGGCAAAGTTTTTCACAACACCAGCCACAATTTAGACAGTACATTGCGTCATCAGCTCCTTTGCCCTGCTTATCAAGCAATCCGCCTCACGCTGCCCCGGATGGACGATATGTATTTGCATCATACCATTCCCTCCATTGCCGGTTCTCCTGCTCCAATCGATGTACTTTGGCTCGCAAGGCTTCCAGCTATCACCAATAATTCGCCGTTAACGCAATCTCATAAGTGCAGTGGAATTGCTCGCATACTGTCTTTGCCCATTTTTCCAAGCTTTCTTTCTGCATTTGCAATTTCTCCCATGCGATTACCTCGCCATATCCATAAGTCACCGTGTCGAAGAATACGAGATCGCCCTCTTTTGCGGCTATCTGCCATCCTTCATCATAATCCGATTCCATGATCAATGGTGTATATTCCTCGTCTCCTATCCGAATTTCATCATCTTCAGATGCATCGAAGGCACCTAGGATATCGCGCATGGTCTTTCTGGATAGGTCATCAGGTGTCAGTTTGACCATCAGAATAACATTCGGATGAGTGCTCATGCAATTACCTTCCTATATATCCCCGGCCCCGACCTCAACTTGCATCCCGTCATATGGAACCTATGCGGGCATGGCACATCGCGATTGCCGCACCACTGCGCCCAAGACTCTTCTTGCCAGTATTGGCAGTTCTTCGGGTCAGCGGGCGGTTGTGCCGGCACATACGGAATGCCCCTCGCCTGGGCAATCGCCTCATCTATGTGGATAGGGTTATAGGGAGGCTCTTCAAATGGTTCGGGGGTGGCATGGGGTCTTTCGCCGCTTGCAAGTTCATGGGCCGCTTTCTCTGCGCGATCCTTTGCCTTCTGGTCTTTCTTCCACTGTTGCACTATCGCGATATGGGCACAATTGGCTGCGCCACAGTTGCAATCCCAGGCATGTTCACTGTAGATCCTCACATTAGGATCATTGGTTGGGTCAGAATGCCAGCGATCTGTGACATAATAGTCTTCCTGGGTGGCATCATTGATGCACCAGTATTTGCGGTAGCCGGTATGACGGCCCTTCTCTTGGACACGCCAGGTCATTTAGACCGCCTCTTCGATCCAATGGGGGACTCCGATTTTCTTTATTTTTGCCATTTCGCTTTCGGCGTGCTCCTTTGTATCATATCTATCCATTGGAAGTCGAAAGACTGTCCCATCGTGGATTTTCCAAGCTATTTGCCACATGTTCTTTGCACCTCGATACACACACAGGGCAGCGTTCCTATTTATACCTTACGGAATGAGCGAAACCCTTATATAGTTTTCCTGCATACTACTTGATATGCCAAAAGTCACTATAACAGTGGACAAAGAAACGCTCCGCTGGTTGGGGCAGGAAGTCGAAAAAAAGCGATTTCGGAATGTCAGCCACGGATTCGAGTTCGCCGTAAATGAACTTGTGAAAAAGGAGAATTGAGAAGATGGGATTTATGTTAGAACCCGCCGGCAAGAATGTGCGGCTTACGATCACAGGCCACGAGGGATTCAACGTGCGAAGCAATCCAGAAGGTACAATCGTTCTGGAAGGGCCGAAAGATGCATGGCCCGGATTGGCAGAATTGCTTGCTGGTGACTTTTTAGATGCAGAGGATTGAACATGCCAACAAATGCCGAATTGCAACTCGCTTTCCAAAACCTGGAAACCGCGAGAAAGAACCTATATGAAGCATCAGAAAAAGAACTTACCGCCCGCGAGAACCTCGAGACCGCCGAATACGAGGCCATCCAGGACGGCAAGATCGATGGCAAGAACGAGCAGGTCAGGAAGGCACAACTCGCGGAGATCGTGGAAGCGGAGCAATGCGCTCTATATCTCGCGGAGATCGAGAAGAGACGGATGGCATTGGCGTTTGAAATTGAGTCGATGCGTGTCGATGCGATGAAGTGGCAGATTCGCAACGAAATGGCGGCGGCTGCCTTGGAAGATGCCGGATTGGCGGTGGTCTAATTGGATCGAGATGAAGAGATATCCAAGCTGCCTGAGATTGATCCCGACGAGGAAGAGACTTGGGCAGCAGAGCAAGAATATGAGAAAATTAAGAAGGAGAGGAAGTAAATGGCAAATGCAAATGAGCAATTATTGAAAGTTTTTGCCGAGATTCAGAAAGAAGCCGCCAACGATCGTCATGTCAGCAATTTGACCAATTCCGTAGGTCACCTGTTCATCAATGGCATGGCCTATGAGGTCACCATATCGCTAGAAAGCGATTATGATGAAATGATCGTCGATCCGTTGAGCAAAGATGTTATTCCATTGGTGATCTAAATATGCCAATAGCAAAATGCGACTGCGTAAACTCCTTCCAAGATGCCAAATACGGCTCCGGAATGCGGGTACATAATATCATGAAGAATGCGAAGGCGGATGCCACGTCCAAGATGGGGCGATGCACTGTTTGCTCCACGGAGCGAGTGCTGAAAGGAGATGCATGAATATGGTAAAACTCTATGATCGAACAATTGAACTTCTCGAACATATCGTAAAAATGGACGTGGACGAGCCAATTGTGCTCATGAATATAAAAGCGGAGGCAAATGCCATCTTGGAAGCGATTAAAGAGGCGAGCTAAATGGCTGGAAAAGTGACTAAGAAAGAGATAGCCGATGCAATCACATCCTATTGCGCCAAACATGGCGCGGAAGCAGCATATGATGAGGCGACAGACAGCTATCATCTAAAAGATCAGAACGACTTAGAATGTGTGTTTGGGCCCGGATTGAAATGCTCATCTGAATCCGTGCTCGATGAACTCAAGGAATTGCTTGTCTCGATGAGGATGGATAGCGAGCCTGCGAGAGGCTCTAATTTGCCTGCCAAACGGCCCGGAGGTACAATCAGTCGATCGCAGGGAGAACCTGCCCAAGGAAGCGCGCTAGAGACCGTCAGACGTACCATAGACTCTAAAGACCAGACCTATAATGCAGGCGGCAACGAAGAAGCCTACGCCGCCGTGAAGATCAAGGCATTCGAAGAGATGGGCGGTTCCTACCAAATCATGTCGTCTGAAGTAAAACCAGACATGGCCCGCTACCTGATCAGAGGAACTTTGCCAGACGGCAGGTTCAACGAGTCTGAATATTCCGTATTCCAAGATCAATGGCAGCGCGATATGGCCTGGGACATGGTAGACAAGCAAATGGAAGCGGGCCGGAACATATTGGACTTGGATTGCCCCGCATTAGAAAACGGAATGCCGAACCTGATCAAAGGCGCTATGATGAAAATCAAGAAGGGCGCAAAGAAAGGAGAAGTTGTATCTGGCTGGATCGATGTTCCGGCTGCCTATCACATCGCTACTACGGTGAACAAGCTGTGGAAATTCCAGCGAGTACAGGCCCAAACAAAGGCAAAAGCAAAGATCGCCAAGGAGATGGTAGGAGCGGCATTTGGAATGCTGGACCAGGGCGAACTGGAAGACGAGCAGAGAGAAAGAGACCAGGTCAGCGAGGCGAGAGCATGAATCCCGCCTCTCCTTTCCAGATCGGTGATGTGGTCAAGATCATCGGCCCCGGAAAAATGGGAGACCCATCACAGATGGGCCAAACGTTCATAATCGAACGAATAGACGGAGAATATTATAGCGATAGTCATACAGCTTTCTGGTATCCCGCCAGTTCCTTGCGCAAGGTCGATGAATTGCATGTAGGCGACTATGCAAAGATCATTTTGCCAGGCAGCAATTGCGGTGAAATCCATCAGGTGATTCGAATTGATGAAAACGAAATCCGCCCATTCAATGGAAAGACCTATCCAATCCAGTTAGATGACATGTCGTGGTGGCAACGTTCCAGCTTGCGGAAGGTCGGTGGCCCGGAATTGAAGATGGGCGATTGGGTCAAAGTGATAGGGGAACCATGCCCGATTTACAGAGGATGTCCTGAACATGAACTCAACCGGATATTCCAGATCACTCAGATAGATGAAAGGAACCACGAATGGTTCTCCTGTTTATGTAATCCGACATATCCCGCATCCTCCCTGCGAAAGCTCACCCCGGAAGAAGTGCGAGCACATTTGCACCCATCGCGTGAATGGAAAGTAGACTTCTATTCAACTGATAGCGAGGCCGAATGGCAAGAAAAGAGAATACAGGTACTTGAACACCGGCAAAAAGACGACAGAGCGCAGCTTGCCGCCATCGAGAAACGCCAAGGAGCCCAACAGAATCGCATGGACGCCATTGAGAAGAAACTGAAAGGATGGCATGATTCACAGGTGTCCGTCAATTCCAAACTTCGGAGACGATGCCATGAAGCCGAGCAGAGGCTTGCTTTCCTGGAGAAATGGCAGATGGAGCATGATCTGGAGAGGACATCGAGGTTCAGAACAAAGATTGAAAATATATATGAGCAAGCCAAAACTAGCCCGCGCTCCGTGGCGGAAATTGCTGAAAATACGTGCGCCGAAGTGGCAAGCGGCCATGTGACATTGGACGACATGCTTGCAGATGGCACGATTGAAGTGCATGATTTCAGGAAGGCGGATGTCAAGACCCAGCGAAAGATCATCCGCCGATTGGAAGAAGAACTTATCGATGGATATGATGGGGCAATCTGCGAGGAATGCGAAGACGCCGCTGATTCACATGTCGATCTATCCATCGATGATCGCAAAGAAGCCCCTGGCATATGCGATCCGCAAGCTCAGAATGCCAGATATGAAAAGCGATCCGAGATTTGAGCACGCGGTGGCGGATATACTAGAGGAGATGTTGCAATGACTTGGATTCAATCGTATGGCCGGAAATATCACATCCCGGGCGCGCGTGGGTGGTCATTATGCCGAATGGCAAAACTCATGAAGGAACCGGTCGATAATCCACCAATCGAGAAGAGATGCAAGATATGCATGAAGTTGGCAGAAGAGGTGGAGAAATGAGCAAATATAGCGAAATGTGGGATAAAGTCGTTTCACCGCGTGCGAAAGAAATCATCGAACGGGCGACTGTTGATCAAGAAGCCGTCAAGTATTATGTGAGTGGCATGATGTGGGCAGTAGAGCACGATTTGGCAGACGGGCGCGAATGTGGATTAGGCTCCTTGAATTGTTTGCTGCAAGTAAAGGGAGTCTTCTCTTCGGAGAGTTATTTTTCCGGCGTTCATCCAGATACGCCGAAGGAAGAAATTGACAGAATGCGGCAATTATCCGCACTCATTGGAAAATTAATCGAGGCGGCATGACTGAATCCCTCACCAATCTCGATGAAGCCTATAGATCGATCGAATCTGGCCGTCATAAGCAAATAAGATCGGTAGAAACTGGAAAATGGGAAGTTTTAATCGAGGGCCCCTATCTGGAAAGCATTGTCAAGGAACTGATTGCTGTTCGGGAGAGGATCGCAGAATTGGAAAGCCCACCAGAACACACAGATTGGGACAACGGTTACATGAGATACCGACTAGGGCAACTTTCCGAGGACGCGATAAAATGGATGATGGCCTATAGAAAAGCGCAGAACAGCAACGTTTTGCGAAAAGGAATGAATAATCAACTTATTGCAGAACTCGCGACTGCCATTATCCCGCAAGCCGGGGATGCCACTATCTTGCGGCATACTTTAGAAGGCGCAGAATTGGCGCAAAAGCTTACGGGACTTGGTTATAAGGAAGAAATCGATTTACTCAGGCGATATTTGACCGCCATCGAAGGGGGCAAGCTATGATCAATACCGCCACATCCGAGAAAGTGGGCATGTGGATAAGCAAATATCATGCCGCCAATAACGCATTCTGGCATGTTGCGGCACGATACGATTCGCAATCCAAAGAAGTTCATGATGCGGAATTGGCTCTGATTGATGTAAGCAATTGTCTGAGGGAAGCATTGAGAAAGTTGATGGAGGGCGAGCCATGATGATTAAGTTTAGCCATAGATACAATAAAATGCCGCCCGGTTTTGGGCATTCCAAGCTCATCGATGTCATCCCCACGGATCTTGCGGATCTCTCCAATCCATTCCGGGCCTATGATACCACATTCACCGAGGATGGATGGTCTGATACCTATCCATTGCCCGCCAAAGGAGCCTATATGATCCTAATGTTGCTCACAGAGTCATGTGAGTATCAAGGAGTGAGGTTGCCAGGGCAACTTTGGACCACAATCAGATCGCAAAAAGGCAAAGGCGGCATAGATAAGCTATCGTATTACAAGAATAAAATTGGAGAAATCGCCGAGTGCCGGGTGATTGCATGAGCGACGAATATTATCTATCTAGAAAAGAGTTCGCTGCAATGCAATCTTTCATGCAGGAACATGCCGAATCAAATATATTCATACTGAAATATACAGGAACCGGCATAGGTGTGGGTACTGCCATCATCTGTGGGAAATGCCAGAAAGAAGAGGATGTGACAGATTATGGCGAGTGGTAAAATCCAAGTCCTCATCGACAACAACGAGAAAGACAGCACCCGCGCCCATGCCCTGATCTTGGCGGCTTCATCAGACACCAGGTTTGAGACCCCAAAGTTTGCCGAGCTGGATGTAGATGCGCAATTTAGATATAATCGTGGTTGGGGTGAATACGGCGAGCCGAAAGTGGTATTTCGCGATCCCATTGATATATATAACGTTGAATTTAAAGAAACTGACGACTACGTTTCGACCGTCTTGGGGAAAGATGCACATGGCTATCTGCAATACCTTGCAATGGCAGAAGCTGGCAATCTTTCCATGTTCTTGGTCTTGGGTGGCGACCAAGATGTCTCAGATGCAATCTACAATAGCCTGAAGACCCGCTATAAGGGCAAGGAACTATCTTTCCAGATAGGAAGCTATGAGAAACGCATCATAGACTTTGAAAGCCAATGTGAGGCCTTGCACTGCCCCGTAGAGCGATGGGAGAAGGCACCATATAGCAGGCTGCTATCTAGGGTTGCTAAATCTCTTCTCGGAGCAACATTGATAGGCTATGCTCCCAGACCAGATGAAAATGAGCGGGAAATAGTCGCTGCAAGTTGTTTATTCAATGGCATTGGTCCGAAGATTTTAACAGAGGTATTAAAAGATTATGACCTTTGTTTCGTCCCAAAGAAAGATTATGCGAGGCAACCACGCGACATGAAGGGGATAGGTCCCAAGCGGGCGGAAATGATCGATAAGAGAATCGTTATGGCTTATGGATTTAGAGGGAGAACATGAATATGATTCCAAAAAAGATTATCCTCTCAATCGATTATGAGGGAATGTCATTGATCCAGGTTGAGCAGTTGATTCAGGCCAAAAACCCATTATTGATATTAGCGAAATGTGATGGCAGAATGATGAATATAGGCATCACAGTGGAGGAACCATGCCAGACGACCTAAAAGACATCATAACCTGCATATGCGGAGAAAACCCACCAATCCAATGATCGCCGTCAAGACCCCACACGGAATATCTTATACATCCCATACTAGACCAGACGAGAAGATTGTGCAGTCGGACCGCGAATTGTACTGGTGTGATGTGGATTGCCAGAAGTGTGGGAGAAATTGTGAGAGTGTGATATGCAAATGACGGAAGACTTAGCCACCTGGCTATGATGGAGATATCAAGACGGAAAAGCATCTATACTTGATATCAGAGGGGCGAGGTGATTCGCCCACATCTGCATTGCTAGCTGCCTATATCACCATGTTGATTTGATCTGGCCGAATCTTCGTCTGTGCTGCCAAAGTTCCGCATGTGAGCAAGGCAATCACAATTAGGGGGATATGTTTTCATAAAACCACCTTAAGCCTCTGTTAACTTCCGATAGTGCCAAATGTTTTCCACGTACCAGGCGTGCCACCCGTCGTGCACACAAAACCGATGTTCCCACCTGCTGTGGGAATCATATTGTAGTAAATTTCCCCTGCAAGGTGACGCCCACTGGTCGGAGCGCTGGTGGATCTTTGCCAGGAGTTGTCTGCAACTGTAATATTCATCACCCCGGTATTGCCAACTGGAGTTGTCACCGAGCCATAACATATATTCTGTCGTATGTATAGAGCTGCCTTTAGCTCTGGCAAGGGTGCCGCTCCGGTAGATATTTCGATGCCATATTGGTTGCCTCGTCCGTTGATCACATTATTTTCCAGCGTGATATTGCCCTGCCAATAATATGATGTAGCGAGACCAAATAAAAGTCTAACGGGGGCATATGAAGCATTAAAAGACGTAAGGTGATTCGCAGATATTATGACATTTTTTGGGTATATTAGGTATACAGGATTTCCATTTGTCGATGTTACGGTGTTTTCCATTATTAGGAGCGATGCTACACTATTAGCGGCAGAACCGACAATACCACCGAGGTTACTTACAATATTGTTACCGAAAATGTATGACATTTGTGTACGGGGCTGATAATTTCCATGCGCGATGTTTAGTGTTCCTATCAGATTATTCATTGAAAATTTGGATGAATAACCTATATATGTATTAAGTGTTACGTCGCCTTTAATATCATTATACATGATATTAGTATAACTAGTATTTGCTAGGGATGGAGAGACCATCATCAGCGAGCCAATTATCGTATTATGTAAAATTTCCGTTTCCGTGGCTATTTCAGATGCGATATTTGGTTCGATGTCTATTGCGCCGGACTTGCCGCCAGAAAGTTTGTTATAACGAATCGAATTATGACGCCCAGTAATAACTGCAATAGCAGTGCGATAATTGTTATGTATGTCGTTTTCATAAATGCTATTAAAATTCGATCCGCCTGTCAAAGAATAACCAATGAAAACTCCATCCATGATACAATTATAAATTTCACAATCGCGGATAGTACAATTAGCAGCCGCCATGAGATTGATTCCTGCTGCCATGACATCCCCATTCTGACCATGACCATTTACAATATAATTGTTTTCACGGTTTCCATCAATTGATATACCCTCAATTGTAACATTTTTAACTATAAATTGTTTATTTGAATAATCGATTGCTCGGGCACCACCATCATACCAACTATCTCCACTATATTTTCTAAAACACCCAAACACATTTGCTGCATATATACCATATGAATCAATCTCTCCGCCACCAAACGACGCATTTAATGCCCCATCAGGCAATTTTATAAAACTGTTTCCAGTAATTCCAAAAATTTTAACATCCGACTGTAGTAAAATATTTGCACCGATAAAATGACCGGGGGGAATATAGACAGGCAGTTTTCCATGATCTCGCGAGTAATTGATAGTTGCCTGAATAGCATACGTATCGTCGTTATTATCCGCGCCATCGGCTCCAAACTCGGTAATTGCGAAATATGTCCTGTTTGCCTTATCCCATCCCTGCCCGACCGTCATTGCATCATACATGGCCGAGCCATTAGATATATTCGTCAGGCCGTACCCAAGCATATCGTAATCACTCGGCGTAACCTGATTGAGCCTGATCGCTCCGGCGCTGCCTATCAGCAGGGCAAAGATTAAGAGAATTGCAAATTTCATTTAAATCACCTAATAAGGATATGTAACGAAGAATTCATCACCAAGCGAACTGTCGGGCGCAAATGTGATGAGAGTCAGGGCGGTTCCGCTGTTGGTAAAATTCGTACCATATCGCATGCGGACACTGCCATTTATATCGCCGAAGAAAACCTGCACCGGACCAGTGGGAGTATGTGCGAGGGTGAAGCTCTTATTGGTGCCGTTTTGATCGCCCGTAGGAACCTCTTCAGTGGACATCAGGTCGGTCATGCCGCCAGGATCGCCCTGCGCACCGGTTTCGCCTTTGATGCGAATCGCGGAAGTGTATGTCGATCCTCCGTCTACTGAGATCCTGGTATATAGATCACCTTCTATATATGTACTATGCCAATCGGTGCCATTGGCCGAATATTGGTACGAAGGAGTATAGCCCTGTGGTATACCAAAATCGAATATAGCATCATTGACCGTGCCCGAATTCGTGACAGTGACAGATTCGCCGGGTGCTAACGTGGTAACCGTGCCGATATCTACCGTTGCCGCCTCGCCCGCGAACAAGACTGCCGTGCCCCAGGTAGATCCAGAATCGGTCGATATCCTGAGGTATAGGTCGCCTGCTACAAACGAACTATGCCAAGAGCTGCCATTGGCCGAATATTGGAATTGGGGGGCAGGACCAGTTGCACCAATTGCCCCGCGGACCCCGCCATAAGTGACAGTGATGCTTTTTGCATTGACTGATAATGTTCGTGAAGAGGTCATACGCTCACATCCTCAATAATTGATAATGTACCATAAACAAGCGTTTCGCGTCGTTTTTCCGTTTCCCATGTGGCCTCGACATCAAATACATATTCACCGAGAGCAAGCGTTTCCATCTTGTCATATCCAATGAAAATAGATACCGTGCCTGCCGTGCCTCCGTTTGTAATGGTTGCATCGCCCTCATCAATATCTGGCGTGGTACCAATGGCTATTCGGAAGGTCGCATCGGTGAAATCAACTGGGGTTCCGGATTCGTCTTCAGCCAAAATATCAAGTTGCAACGAATCGCCGCGATAATTCTCTATTTCTGCTTCGTCCATGTTACCTCACAAGAACAGCCTATATTGATAGAATTCGCCCTCGATATCAACATGCTCGCTGCCCGTGGAATCGACTGTTGCCACCGCGCTAGATGCTTTTGCGACTTGTGGCACTTCGCCATCATCTATCCAGCGTTCGACCTCGAATTTGATCGAATTTATGCGCAAATATTTGCCATCGGTGCCCGAATTATTGAGAATTTTCACATAGATGTCCTTCATATATTCGGACTTGGCTAGGACATATTCGGTCGATCCTGACTCAAAATCATCTTGATTCAAAACCTCGACATAGGAAACATTGTCAGGCGATACCAGGATGGATGCTTCACCAGTTGCCCCCCCAGAATCGAGCGATATATCCGCCGTCATCTTGACTGGATAGGTCGCCTGGTGCGGACCGGATAGCCTATAGATCGCATAGGCCGCATTTTCGAAGAGCAATGCACCTGATGAATAGGTTATTGTACCGCTCTTGCTTACATCTTGGTTGAATTGTGTGATCGATGCAAATGCATCTTCATAGGTCTCTAGGAGCCGATCATCATTGCCTAGCAACTCCCAAACTTCCTCGGACAGGGCCACATCGCAGATGGTCAGCGAATCGCCGCCGATGTCAAGAGATAGCGTCTGAACCTTCGCGCTATTGTAATGACAAGTGAGTTGCAGCGACTCAAAAGAGGCTGGAAAATGCCCTTTGCGATTGGATAGATTGGCAGTCTCTGGCAGGGATGTAGCGACCTTTGCCCATCGGCTCGCGCGTTTGTTATGTGAATAGGGAGAATATAAATAGCAAGTGACCTCATAATCATAGAACTTCCAACCATTGGGGTCGCCCGAGACCTTTGGCGGCTTGCATGAGACACCCCACACATCATAGCACCAGTCGGGAGTTCGCGCGAAGAGTTCTATGTCTGCGTCCTCGTCTTTGTCTGAGATGTAGGCTATGAAGTCATCTGCCTCATCTGGATCATTGAACACGACATTGAATTTTATGTTTGTGCCGTCTGGCACGTCCTTGCGGGCCCCGGTCTTTAGGGAGGTCGCACCATCTTGCTTCACCTTGAAGGTTCCGCCCGATGGCGTAGTATCTCCATAGACTTTCCCGGTTAGGATTTGCGAGCCGAGAGCAAAATAATAAGTATCAGAAGACATGTGGCTCCTTTACGACAATTACCGAAAGATATTTATTCCAATGATAGACAATGAGCTATTATGCTAAGAGTCGCTATGATTCTATTCGCCCTAATTGCGCCCATTGGAGCGGTTAATTTTCCGGTCGCCCCATTGGGAATGTGCTATGATGGAATAGAGCATCTGGTAGAGATAGGTGCCTATCCGGGTTCCGAGATAGCATATAACAGCCAAATGGACAATGGGCAAGGTCACGTTTGGCTCCGGCGGGGCGATAAAATCATAGACTCTTATTGGGGCGAAAAAGATAATTCGTCGCTCCAATGGGTTCCTGAGGAGACCTTCCAGACGTTTGATGAGTTTGAAAGGTCCCTGAGAATATCGTATCCTTAAGGCGATACAAATTGTATGCCCCGGTATTGTTTTACATAGGAATCGCTGCCAGTCCATCCAGTCCCATGATAGAGGGTTCTAGTCACCGTGTTATATTGGTCGGATACCGCCGATTTTAAGCAGTGGTCTGTGATATCCACTGATATATCCCCGCCACCAGATAACTTGATCCTTCCAGGCGGCACGACCAAGTCATTGATTTCAAGTGTAATGAAGCTGGTAGTATCTATTGTGCTGCCATCAGTATCTTCTTGGAAGCTCTCGGTGTAATATACCCGCAAGCCGCCTGTCGCATAATGAGCAGCCGAGATTGTGAATCCGCCCGCTCCATCTGTCAAAGCTGAAATGGTAAGCGGAGATTCATAATCCGGTATGGAGCGCCTTAGATATTTCCCAAATGTCGACGACAACGAGAAGATCTGCTTCCCGCATGTCAAGGTCATCAGGCCATTGCTATAAGCCCATTCCTTAATGCGCAGTGCAAAGTTGCCCACGGATTCATGATAGAGGCCAATCCAGTCGCCTGGCCGTAGAAAGTAATCGACCTTTGGCGTCACGACCTGAACAGATAGCTCATTGTTGTCTATGATCGACTGTAGAGACCTTTGAACCTCTTCTTGTGTATATCCCGTATTCTCATATCCCTGGATGAGTTGGATTCCGCGCCAATCCCACCCAGAAACCGCCTGCTGAGCCTCGGCCGGATCGGTCGAATAACTCACGGCGGCCTGCACGTCTGGGATGTCCTGGTTAGTCAGATAGATCTTTGCATCACCTTCATTGTTTCGATAGGTCCTGATGGGGCTTGTCTCGCTGCTCCTGCCCGGTATTTCCTCCGCCAGATTAAATCGCAATGTGCCGTCCTGCCAAGGAAGAAACTCCGGCTCCCTGCCCAAATTGGCCACAAACTCATTGATCTTACTGGATGCCTGACCTGGCAATGAAAAATCAGTTGCAGCGACGTAGGTTCCTATGTCGATTGTGCCTAGTCTAATCCTCGTATCGCACCAATTCAGAGCCATGATCACATAGGCATTTTCTCTGTACGATCCATCTCCGAGCCTAACATAGAGATCATCGGTCGTGCGATAATAGGTATCATCTGCGGTGGGAATCGCACCCGCGTCTGTGAGTTGGACCACTCCATCCAGCCCATCCACAGATCCGGCATTAGGATAAGATGTGCAGCCATGCAGGGGCAATGAGCCAAAACATGATTTCAGGCCGCCATCCGCAAGTTTACTTACCGTCGCACTATAATAATCGAATGCCCCGCCCGGAATACATCCATTGATCAGAGTCAGCAGACCCGGCACCGTGCTTGGAATGCCTGATGCGAATACCGAATTCAGCGACGCTGCATGATAAATCATCTGTGGGATGACCCGATAATCGAGCAAATATTCCATGCTTTTGAGATAGAGCTTTTGATAATTGCCCAAGTCATCCACCTTGGTTATGATTCCATGAAAGATATGGATGCCCCGGACGACAAATACGACTTCGGCAAACCTAGGAGCAGGAGTTCCTTTATCAATGTTTATGGTCATCTCATTTGCTTGGATGGGGATCTGAAAATGCCTCGTCAGGTCAAGAAGGCGGGCCTTGAATTTTTTATAATTCGTGCCATCATAAAAATAAAAGCCCGAATCATTGACAGATAGCATCATAGAACCTCCTCAAGTGGCAAAAATCGCTTGTATTGGTCGATAGAACCTTTGGCAAGATAGTGATAATAGTTGAAATTTGTGCCTAACGCAAGTGCGCCCACCAATTGCACTGCAAGCGTATTTGTAGTATCAGATGTGGGTGATGTGTTGCAGAATTCGGTTATATCGACTTCCATGGACCCAGAGTCTCCGAGTGCCAAATAGCGCCCCGGTGGAATGGCCTTTCCATTGAGGCTTAGCTTGAGGAACTTATCGAAGCTGCTGACATCAAATGTCTGGCAGACATAGATCGCTCCGTGAATATGGTCATAGACAGCTATCCTAGACACTGTATTATAGTCATCAAATGTTTGCGCCGTGGCCGAAAGGCCGTGACCTATATCCACGGTTGTTGGAGTCGAATTTGCGGTATATGGTCCTTCCCATGATCCGCCATCGAACCTTATAAGGTACTGGATGCTATAATCTTCGATAGCATGATTCCATTCCTTAGAACCTTTGACCTCGATCTTTGTAATCCCAAATCCAGTATATATGCCACTGACAGAAAGCGTTGCCTCTGTAGTGATTGGATCGCCCACAAACGAAGGCCATCGATATAGGCGAATAAATTGCTCGGTTTTAGGGGTGGTCGGCGCGCCAGAATCGACATAAACAGGACTGACAAGTTCTACATCCCACCCCACTTTTGCCTTGCATGCCCATCGATCTCTTTTCACGTCATCCGCATATATCGTAAATGCCTGACTCTGAGTCAGCCCGGTGACAGCCGCTATCTCCTGGCTTCGGATCTTGTTATCCTCCCGTGGTGCTGCCTTGGTATCTCTCCAGATGCCGAATTGCTCATTAACCGAAGATAGTCTCGCGCCTGCTCGGATGATGGTCCGTTGGTGGCGCGTAGTTATCTGGCGAATTCGGACGGATACGGGTCCATCGTTTTCGGCTTGCACCGATATGTAATCTCCCGGTCGTAGCAACCATATCTCGTCGCCTGTTATCGTTATGTCATAGATCGTATCATCGGCATCCAGTTTCTCATCTAGGTAATCCTGGAGATCATCGGCGGTCTGCGTATTGGAAAAGACCTTCGATATCCAGGTTCGGGCCTTTGCCCAATTGCTGGCAACCTTTGGATTATTGCCCAATCCAATCGCCGCATTATAGGGAGGTTCACTTGGGATGCGCTTGACTATGCGACAGTTGCTTTGGTTATGGACGAATTTGCGCAAAGGATTTTCTGCGGAACCATTCGCAATTTCAACCGCGGAATCCTGATAGACATTACCGTCCATCTCATAGCGGTATCTAACCTCTTGCCCCATCTTCTTAAAGAAGTCGGAAAATAGCACAGAGGCAACGCCACGCCAATCATAGAGGACATTAAGCAGGCGATCCCCGAGATCATTGGTTCCGGGCCGAATGTGGGTATCCATCGCATGATCTACTAGGACGCATGTCGAGCCTTCGGGCGATTGCGTAGTTAGCGTGCTGCCTGTTATGGAAAATTCACCACGACCGACATTAGCCGGATTGCTGCGCCAATTCAGGCGATATAGACAGCCCTTGGATTGTTCAGATGTGAGAACGTGGATTGGAGCAGGATTATAAACCCCCGGATATCCCGGATATAATGCGCCCGCGCCTTTGTCAAATGTATCCTCATTTTGATTGCGTGGCAATGAATCATAACTAAACACTGCGTTATCCATCGTAGCGTTCCACGTCGACGGATCTGGTTGCCACGAATTTAGGAAAAAGAATAGACCGACGTTTGGATCTTCACAATGAATCCGATGCGAGAATACATCGAATACGTGAACGGTCGTGGCCGCTAGATCTTCCGATCGGTAGGAACGTGGATGATCTTCGTCCCCTTGGATATAGTACCACACGGGAAAAGTCGGGCAATCATCGGACAACAAATCATCGATATCATAGACCTGCCCATCAAAACCGTTGTTTCTAGGGAAATAATTTATCCCAGGGAAAATGCGATAATCCAATAAAACTTGCTGAGATTTTGCTGAAATGTTGAATTCGCTTTTGTTCTTATTCTCATCAGCGACCCACACCAAACCACGCCAGACCATTCGGCCTTGCTCGATTAAACAAAGTTCGGTTCGCTCCGGAATTGGGCTTAAGATAGCAAAGCTGAGATCATCGGCCTGGATGGGCGATTGTGTGTATTGAGTCAGGATGATAGAGTCTTCGACTGGATTCAAAGCCTGATATTCGATAGTATTTCCTGCTATCTCATTGTAGTATATTTCAGCATATAGCTGATAGATTCTGCATGTCCCAAATGAGTTTGTATTCGGGCGGCTTACCTGCAAACCAAAACATATGCCTTGTGCTTCATGATAGGTCCAAGCCAATCCAGTCGCTGGATTCGTTGCCCATTCTTGGTTATGCTCAATCAGAGCATCGATATTACTACCTATTGAATACTCTGTGCCGTAATAACGAGTGCCATCTATCAACAGATACGGTTTGATGGTACATCCGGCTTCCCCATCTGCATACCAATTATCATGGAAAACTTCGTAATAATCATACAAAACCTGTTCGGTGTAGTGATCCCATCCAGCCCACGAAAAATAAACTTTTATCTTATTTATTTGGCTATAGCTAGGAGGAAAACTCGACAAATTGGATGCATAAATCCTGCTAAGACCTATATCGGTATGATATTTTTCGTCATAGTGGAAAGATGCATCATAGTATAGGACAGCACCATCGTCTGAGTCTTGGAAAGGATTTCCATAGATGCGTCTAATATAGGAATTTGAATAATCAGATGTTGGATATATATCTACATAAGAACCATCAGAAAGCCATATTCTTAGTTTTATAGATCGGCATATTCCAGAATCGCAATCAAGCCATACGCCTGCCTTTATGCTATTTATATCCGACCAATTCCATGCAGCCGAGTAATCTGTGTAAATCCATCGATAGATATCGATGCTCGATTCAGTGGTTCCATAAGTTATCGTGCCTGCAAGATTCCGAAATTTGGTTTTTGCACTGCCCTTCACCAGTGCATAGACTGAAATTTTAGTTATTGTGCCCGCCAAAGCGGGGGTTGTGAAACCGAATAGAGCTTCTGCGTCATTGGATTCTGTATAATAATATCCATAAGGCGCTGGATTGCTCGTAGATCGTGGTAATGGGTCGATTTCACCTAGTGAGGTTCCAGCATACGCGGCCTCATTATCCCGTCCAAATATGCTATTCGCCGCGATCGCAAATCCACGTTGTAAATATATATACAGTGTGCTCGCATGATCAAGCGATGTGGGAGTTGCCGCCATCAGGGCGGCATTGAACCCATTTGATATCTTTCGCAGATAATCGGCTGTATTAAGGAATCCGTTGAATGGCAATACTCTATAACCACGATTTCGGAAAGTAAAACTTTCTCGATTATTATATGCTGAGCAAACCAAGACCTTTTCCGGGCCGAGCGTCATATCCCGGCCCCGAATGATCTTGTAAAGTCCGTCGTTCATATCTGGTAGTTTGCTAATAGGATTTTCAGTGCATTCGATACCGCATCATAGACTTGTTGGGAATCCACCTGCACCTGAATGGTGACTGGGATTTTCATCTCGCGAGATTCGTATTGCTTGTAGAATTTCTCCATCTCGGATGATGCCTTGGCTTTGCTGGTCTCGTCTATGACGAACTTATAGGTGATATTATTGCTGCTGGAAACGCCGGTTATCGCGTCGGTCGGGCTATATTGGCCCGACATGGCTTGATTCAGCCGTTCACTTGCCGATTGTGCTTGCTGAGTCTGGAGGGCCTTCTGATAGAGATAGGATTCGAATTCCGGGCCACTTGATGCACCTATGTAGCCTTGATTGAAGACGCCGCTTGTCGATCCTTCCTGCCAGGCGGCAAACCCCGACATGCCTTCGAATGTGGTTGCGTCCTTGTATTGCTCGGTCTTTGCGGTTGCCTCGGTAGTATTCTCGGTGAATCGCTCCATCATCTCATTGAGAGTGATCATGCCGTTTTGGTACTCATAGAGGGCGGATAGCTGGTTCACAGAGAATAGATTGGGTTGCACGGCTGCCAATTGTTCCATAGCAGCGACTTCTTGCAAGGTGGCATCGATGTTCTCTTGCGTGCCGGTCTGATAGAGATCATAGAACGATTTCATTTCGGCTGTCAGCGCTGGGCTTGCTATGTTCTTGACGAAATTCTGCCAATTGCCCACGGACCCGAGCTTGGATGGATCAGATAGGACGCCTTTTAGAATGTCCGTTGAATTGTCTTCCATCGAGACGCCAAGCAAGCTCATCACGGTTTCGCCCGCTTGGTTGGCAGCCGATTGAATCGCCTCGCCTTGAGAACCCGTTATGATGCCATCTGCGATTAGATCCTCGATGCTCCGCGAGAACACGGCCCGGCTCGCTTCGGTATCTAACCCACTCGATAGACCTTCCATTATATTTTCTAGGCTTTCTGAAAGAGTCTTATCTCCGGTTTCGGCGATACGGTTTGCTGCATTATATAGAGCCCGATCGATTTCATCTGATGTGTTCTCGATTGCATCCGTATTTGCATCGCGCCATTTGTCCCAATTTCGCGGAGTGTCAGATACGTCCCACGCACTGTCCAATTTTATCTCGATCGTTTGTTCCCATTTCAAAGCTTCTTCCGGCATATTGGCTAATTCAAAAATATTTCCCTGAGTACCGCTGATTCCAGCTTCCGCCAAGAGCGCCGTGATTGCATCATCGGTGTTTGGCATTGACCCAATTACATAGTTCTCTTTTGCTAATTCCACCGAACCGTTCTGACCATCCAGCCACAGCGTATATGTGCCACCCGCTTGAGTCGAATCGAATGTGGCCCGGAGTGTTTTGCTTGACACGCTGGTCGTGGCCTCGTATGACTGACTGAGATAATCAGCCTTCCCGGAACCGGATAGCACGGGCCCGCCGAGCAATTTCACGCCCTCTGAGAGCATATATGCAGTTGCCTGACTCACTCCCGCGCTCTGTCGGCTCATCGCGCTTGTCATGGCTTCAGCGAAATCCTCAGCGGCCTTATCACCGGCGCGCTCGTATGCTTCCTTTGCCTTGTCGGTTTCCAGTGCTTCGGCGGCGGCGGCCTGCAACTTCTCATTTTCGCTTATCTCCTTCGCCATTTGTTCAGCGTGCTCTGTGCCGATGCCTGCCCAATCCTTCGCAGCATCTAATCCCATGCCCGCTGCCGTGCCTGTTAGCCCTAGCAATTGACCGGGAAGCGAGTTATCCCATGCAGATTTGACCGCTCCACCGATACCGGATGCGGATAATGTCTCGCCGACCTTTATGCCAACTTTCGCAAGATCGTTTGCTACACCAAGCGCATCAGACAATGCGGGTATCAGAGTCGTTCCTAACTCGACCGCCGCCATATTGATGGTATTGCTGAACATCTGCCATTCGGAGTTCAGAGTCGAGCTTTGCGCCTCATAGGTCTTGAGCAGGCTTTGGCCATTCTCCCACTCTTCGTTAGTAAGTCCAAGTGCTTTTGCCAAATTTTCGCCCTGTCCAGCCAATTTTAGGAGAGCAGGAGCGCCTTCTGTCCCGGCCAATGCGACGGCGGCCTGGAATCGCTCGACTGGATCCGTCATGGCCGCGATTTTGTTTGCTGTTTCGACGAGCGTTCCGGAGAAATCCTCAGACAAGTTGCTTTTAAGTTCGGCTACTGATGTGCCCATCATTTTTGCCCAATTATCCAGACCGCCTTTCTTGGATGTTTCCGATGTCGCCATGTTTAAGAATGACTTTAATCCAGTTGCCGCAACCTCCGAATCCATGCCCGCGCTGATCATCACAGTACCAAGGGCCGCGATCTGCGGGATGGTTTGACCCATCGTGGTATTCAGGAAACTTGCCCGGTTCACGAAATCCAGTACTTGCGATTCAGTGGCGGCAAAGTTATCGCCCATGCTGTTTACGACGTTGCCAAGGGCTTGCATGTTTTGCTTGGTTACATCGAGATTGAAGGCAGTGAGAATCTTTGCACCAGATGTGGCTGCCTGTTCCGCACTCATCTCAAATCCGACGCCCATCTGGATTGCAACTTCTGTGAACCCGGATATTGCATCAGCCGAAACTCCAAGTGATCCCGCCACCTGCGCAACGTTTGCTATCTCACTTGCAGCGGCTGGCATGTTTGTGGACATGGTTAGCAAGTCACGGGAAAGAGATTGCAAGGCAGGGCCTGATATGCCAGTCGTTTTTGAAACGCCGGACATCGAAGTTTCCCATGCAGCCGCTGCCTGAACTGAACCAGACAATGCCGTTCCGACCGCGCCCGCGGCGAGGGCAACGGCGGTCATGGGGTTAGCAAGTGTGCCCATGATGGTTCCCAGGCCACCCAACTGCGTGCTCATGGTGCCCGTCTGGATGCCGAACCGATTGGCCGTCGAGTTCATTTTTTCGAATGTGCCTAGGTAATTGCTGGCATCTAGGGTGGCTTGGTAGGCTAGTGTTTCGGCTGACATGATACCTCAGATAACTATTTATTTCAACGATTCAATGATTAAGTATGACAGAAATCGACCCAGAAATCAGGGCAGAACTTATAAAATGCATCGACTCAGGAAATATAGATCAGATAAGAGATATCTTGGATGCGCTTTATGCGGCAGATAACCCAAATATCGTAAAGGCCGAATTTACCATCTCCCAAATGAAGGATCTTGAATATGTCAGGGCCGCCATTCATCAGCCAACCATTGGAGCGGTCCTTCGCATGATGGTTGATAGTTTTGTGCCAGCATTCAAGAAAGGGCAGGCCGAAGCTAAAAGAGCAAAAAGTTAATTTTTACTTTCTTTTTTTGCTTCTTCTGCTTCCGCCCAAAAATCATCAGGATCTTGGTAGCGTTCCATCCCAGGGTGGTCGCGCTTTTCCTTTTCTTGCTGTTGTCGCTTCTTTTCTTTTTCGATCTCGCGTTTATTATATTCCGAAAGCGACATTATATCAAAGAAAAAGCAATCCTGCGGAGTAAGCTTGAAGTCTGATGAAAAAATTTTGTAGGTTTCCCTTAAGGCTTTACTCGGCGTCCATCCGCCTGGGAATGCCTTGCACAGAGCCACCGCCGATTGAGCGAGCGCGGTTTCGGACAGTCTCGGATTCATCGAGGAAACCGGGAAAGGCTACCTCTTGAATGGTGTTCCAGTCAGCCGGATTGATGAGACTTACGGCAATCTTCTTTTGCTTCAGCAATTCCAATACATTAGAATTATTCTTCATCTTGAGATCATCCACGACTTCCCACCCATCCGCGAGTGCCCGGTTGATCCTCTTGATGAAGAACCTCCTCTCTCGATCGGGGTCAATCTTGTCTTGCTGAGTCAGGCGGGCTTCGCCTCTTCCTGCCTCCATGCTCATGGCCATGCCAGATTCATAGATCGGAATGGCGAGCTTTGCGCCGGAGGGCAATGTGAGAGGATAGGTCTTCTTAGCGGGCTTGAGGGCTTCTGCAAGCGCCTCAATGTTTTCTGGATCTACATAGAGATCGTTGTCTTTTATTTCTTCCATTTCATTCATCTCCCATATCAGGGAGCCGGGCCGATGGTTTCTCTCCATCTTATCGTTGGTGAGCAAAGCCAACGGTTCGTACAAGCCCGGCTTACCTGTGGTTTAGTTAAGGTTTGGTGATAATTATGCCTTTAAATCTAAGCACAGAAATTATAAATATAGAGGATTAAAAAGCATCCCCTAAGCATATGCACTGGTCCTCTCCGAACGCATGGTCATGTACGGCTTCGTTCCCGATGGTCCACTTGTGTGCGTCATCTTGATAGTCCCCTCATAGAAGTCCTCGGTATCCTTGAACTGGAAGGGCTCAAGCGCATTAGTCAAGCTCGTGAAAGACAGCATCCTTTGCCAGTGGGTAAAGATGTAAAAAGTATCCCCCAGTGCCGCGCCCGTCGTGCTGCTGAATGTAATGGATATTCCAGTTGTGCCGAGGGCCTGCGCGGACCCTGTCACGGATACACCAGTCGTCGGAGTTGCCCCATTCAGAGACCAGGAGAATTTGTCGGGCGATGCGTTAGTGTCTATCCAGACCTTGATCATCGCAACATCGGAGCCAGTGTAGCTCCCGCTGACAGTTGCAGTCGCGCCGGTTGCGGCAGCCACAAGCGTCATCTTGGAGAGCGGGCCCGGCACGCCTGTGCCGTTCTGCCCCGTCTTGCGAGCCACGGACACCAGCAGGTTAGCTTCTGTATCGCCTTCTATGGCGCTCTTGATGTCATCGGCGGTCGTGTTGGCATCATCCAATGTGACCTCGATATCGACGGAATCAGCGACATCCACCGATAGAGCGGAACCTGTGAGATAGGTTACGGTTGGGATGACCCCCGGAGTCTTTGCAGTGAAGGTCAGATCCTTGTTTGACCCCTCTGCGCTGCTATAGGTGGCTAGGTTAGCAACGGCCACTGTTGCGGTGTTATTGATATCTGCAATGACATTCAGGCCCGCGGCGATGGATGACCCGAAGCAATACCATTTGAATGCCACAAGCGCGGCATTATCAGCCTCTTCGGTCGCGGTTGGAGTGACATTGCCCCCCGCACGGCATCTCATCTGCTCCACGCCATCGGTATCTATGATGTCTAGGTCGATTGTTGTGGCCCTCTTGCCCTTGACCACAATCAGCGGAGAGCTGGAACCTGCCGGAATGGGTGCGTTCTTTCCAGCCGGGCCATATTTGGCATTCTCCTTGCTGGTGATGGTAATCTTTTTCCAGGTGGAGCGCACTGCCGCCAATGGTTCACCGTACATGAGCAACGACTGTCCGGCGCTCATGAGGTTGGGCTTTTCTGTAGCGGGGTCGATATATGAAGCACTGCCAAACGTGCTTGAATCTCGAACCTCCGCGCCCATGAGGTCGAACGTGAAATCGACTGAATTCTTCTCTCGATCAATTTCGATCTTCATGCTGTCTACGGACATCATGCGAGCAGATTTGGGCTTGAGTGTGTCCCAGACCCAAACGGTCATGGTCTTTATGGTGTCGTTGGCCGTGAATACGTGATCATAGGCCGCGGTACCGCCGAGTTGCGCAGGCGTATCCGTGCCAAAGGTGCCAAGCAAGAGTTCCCCCAGGCCATTGTCATCCACCAGGGCCATCATGGGAATGCTTACCTTGCTGGTTTCGCCACCTCGCCTAATCATGGCGGGATCTCTGTTGCCACTGATCTGGATTTCGTCATTCTTCTTTTCATTCTGCAATTTAAATTTTCCGCCAGCTATAATATATACAGTGGGAGCGGCGGCCAATACTCCAGCGGTCTCGAATGCTATGCCGAGGCGCGAGGATGTTATGGGCTGTGGGCCCGTGGTTGTCATTTTGTCACCTTCAACTATCTAAATATCGTAATCTGCATGTTCCTGTCATCTCTACCCGATCAGGAAAGGCCGGATCATTGACAGGCGTAAACGAGATTTTTCCTTTCGTCGATACTGAATATGTTATGCCGCCGATTGTTTTAGAAAGTGGTTTCTTCATCACTCTCATGATTTCGTGGACCAGGGCGGCAATTTTGGTATCATTTTCTGCAATCGATGTGATCGAGATCTCTATTAGCATGTCATAGTCCGAGATGCCATGATATGCTACACCTGGCAGGTCTTGAGAATTTAGATTCAGATTGCGGACACCCACGCAGGTTTTTTCAGTGTCGGACAAATAATCATCGGCCAAAGCTCGCCTAAAGCCACTGATGATTTGGCCGTTGCATTTAGCATTTACCAGGTCGTCGTCACTCAGGCATTGACAGACTAGGCTTATGTAATCTGAGAAATTCGCCATTTAGCACCACCGAAACATTCATTGCTAAGAAAACTAATTACTCATGAGATGAAAAAAATAAATATCGCCTTAGAGGACGAATCTCATAGAATTCTGTATGACTACAAATTGCGACATAAGCATTCCTCTCTTGATGTGGCTTTGAATGAATTGCTATTGGAATGGGAGAGGAAGAATCAGCTATTTAGGAAGATTTAGATTTCTTCCAAGTCCTCTGATCAGTGAAGCTATAATCCACCCGACACCGGCAATTCACCATTTGCGGGTACATCTCACCATTAGAGAACCTCTCGTCAATGCCCACCGTTTCGCCTGTCATGGCCAGATGATCTTTTCTCGGATTCGGACCCTGCGAATGCTGCCAGGTCTTTGTGACCGCTCCAACTTCGCGAGCTTCCAAATCGGCACCGCCATTGATTGCTCGGAACTTCTCCGTACGAAATATGGTAGAAACGCGACCGGGAGAACATGGATAATCTTGCGCGAATCTCTGGCGAAAGGTCCGCTCATTGAGGCCAAAATGCCGCTGGATTTGTTTTTCTAGCCTTTTAAGATCGGTCGCGGTGAGAGTTTTTACAAGCTTCAGACCTTCTTCTTTCAGATATTTTTGTGCCACTGGATTCCAATCAAATTCGGAGAATGGAATATTAAGCGACTTGGCGACCTCGCGCGCCCCTTGCTTTAGTTCTATCAGATTCTCCTCAGTAAGCACGATCTTCGCGACCTGCCAATTCTTCTCTAGGGAAGCGGCCTTGAGCTTGTTATAAAGGGGGGTGCCCCTGCCAAATCCGATCTTACCGGCGATCTCTTCCTTCTTGACTAGCGAGGTATCTAGGCTGAAATAGCCCGCTCGATGAAGCAATCCTACCACATCAGGACTCCATTCTTGGAGCAACTTGAGGACTGCTTTCTCTTCCGGAGTCACATTCCCGCCATCATACTAAATTCGTCAATAGTTAACCAATATGCACTAAGCAGATTAAAGTAATGATATCTATGATGACCGGTTTTTGCATGACATGAATGACACAACGGTATCAAAGACCATCTTTTTCCACAGCCCTGTCCTTTGTTATAATCGACATGGTGTATGCGAAGTCGCTCTTCATTTTCTTTCGCGCCACATATATAACAGTGTCTATTAAATGCATTCCTAATCTCTTCTTTTAATTTCTTATTAAACTTGGGGCAATAGTCATCAAATGACACCCCGCCTTTCCATGCAGCATTCTTTTCTAATCTACGTGATAATGACATTTTTTGTTTTGTTTCTTCTGAATGCTTATACCCAAGCGCAGATTTATTGCCTTTATGTGCTAATGACTGTTTAGCCCTAGTTTCTTCAGATTGGATTATACCAGTAACAGCCAACGCGATTTTTTCTCTAGTACTTTCTGAAACTGGGTGACCAATGAGCGCCAATGAACGTTTTCGTTTGGATTCTTCTGTTTGTGACTTTCCGCGTCTGGCGTCGGACATTTTTTTACGAGTTTCATCTGATGCGGTCCTGCCCGTATTGGCCTGAATTATTTTCCGCCTCGTTTCATCTGACCAGTGCGTTCCATATCGAGGATTGCTCTCGCCCGCCATATTGGCATGATTATCGGATATTCTTTTCTTCGTTTCTTCCGAGCGCGTAATGCCAGTTAACGCATTCGCGATATTTCGCTTATGCTCTTCAGAAAATGCTTTCCCTTTATGCGAATTTGACATTTTCGCTTTGGTTTCTGCCGATAAACAAGTGCCTTTTTTAACCATTTAAATGCATCTCCTATCATGCTTTCCTAGTAGTTTCTTAAGCTGGCAGGCAGTCTAGGAAAACTGCTCTTCGGGAATGACCCTAGCCAGCAATATGCAATAGGAGATGCTTGCTTATATAAGTATCGTGTCGCTTGCAATCGATTAGAACCCAGACATAGACGCAAATTCGTCTATATTGCTTGAAGAAATGTTCTGAGTAACTGAACGACCTCCGAGACCTTCAGTTATAACGTTTTGATAAATATCAGTTAATTGAGGTTGGCATTTGTGCCAGCCTATACTTATAGGATGGTCTAACGCCTCTCTAATAAAGTAATATCTTTCTGCCCCGTTGCTTCCCACGACAAGCAACACCTTCGCATCACTTATCCTTTCTACATGATAATTGATGCTCTTCTGCCAATGTGAGGTGACTATATGAGGGGGGACCTCGGCTTGCATGGCCTGCTTCGCGACGATGCCCATTTGCTTCGCAGCGGTCATTTGGGCGGCCTTGACTTTCTCCATATGATGAGCCATGCCTGAGAGAACTTCGCTGAGATTAGTGCATGTGATTGGCATGGCTCATCACCTGGGGGCCAAACTTCTGCAAGATGGTGTGGATCTGGCGTTCTGGTAGAGACATGGGGAGGACCTGGCGAAAAGTATAAATAGTAATATAGCCACTATAGGTATTGGAGATGTACTACAATGCCAACCAATGAAGTAATCGATATGATAATGTCTGGAAAGAGATCTGAGAAAGTCGTTGCTGAGGAAGTCGATGATTATCCCGAAAAGCTTCAGAGGGCAGCAGTTAGCCGCGACGTGCCTGAATGGGTTCGCCGGGCAGCCAATAGGATAATCGAGATCGCCATGAGAAAGAATATCCCAGTTGATCGCGTGAGCTTTGAGGATGCCGGATTAGGCATCCATGACAATATCGTAGAGGCCGCTATTATCGGCTGTGAATCCGAGCGATTCTACAAGATCGTCTGCAACTTCGAAGAAGCGATCAAGAATATGGGGGGGTTTTAATGCCCGCCCCGTGCAAATACTGGAAGGATCAAGCCGATCAGTTTCATGGAGATTGCCAGCACCCGGAAGTGAATCCGGGCACTCCATGCATCTTAAATACCGAGGATCATTGCGTCCTCCGGGAGGAGTTCACGACCACGATTCAAGTTTCCTATCGCAATCGTGATAGGTTGCGGGGTGTGGCCTCGTCCATGAATCTGGCGGTTGAGAAGCTGCTGGACGATGCGGGATATTAGCGCATCGCCCCCAGATCATAGTATATTTTTTCGGATTCTGGCATGAGCGCATTCATTTTTCTTTGAGCTTCTGCAATCTTCGGTCTAAGCGCCGCCTCTTTTGCTGCCTGTTCTGGTGTTCGTCGGAAATCGCGATTGCCAGCTGTTATGGCTTCGTATTCTTGGAGCAGTCGTCCATGTTCGCTTTTGGCTGTTTCGTACGCATTTCCGCCCCCAGATCGCCCGGACCTACCACCACCACCTGAACCTTTACTCATCTTAACACCAATCCAACAAATTTGCTACTTTCGGCTGCTCAATGATCATCTTCTTCCCAAGCCGTCCATTGCTCACAGACTTGGGCATCTTAGGTTGCCTCTGCTTGGTTCCACCAATATTCCGCAAATATGCTTGCTGATGAGCCGGAGTCCACAGCCACCCACGGGCCTGGCATTTGGCCTGGGTGTCATGCTCTCCCCCGTAACACCAGAAAAGTATTTCATCTGTTCCAGCATGGTCACAGGCGATGGCGAATTGATCCTCAAGTTCCTTGAAAGAATAATCGCGAGTGTATATAAATGTCGAATATGCTCGCCAGCCTTTGGGAACTCCAAGGAGGGCGATATCATAGAGATTGTCATTGACTGCCAGATCCACCCATATCTCTATGCCATAGCTTTGAGCCCACCGGGAAATCCATCTTTTGGCATAAATGTAGCTTTTCGCGATAACCAAGGGCATATCGCCATTGGTGCTGAAGTTGGGTTCCGCGATGGCCCGACATCCCGAATTTATTATGGGGCTTGGATCATTCCAGAGGGAATTGAAGCGGTAATCATCGGTATAAAAATGATAGGTACTGCCTTCAACGCGGGCCTTTCTAGCGATTGCGCCCCATCGATTGACGGGCAGCTCCAGGCCGCGAGGTTGCAATGATGGGAGGAGATCTGGTATTCCTTCGGCGTTACTACTTGGGAATATCCAGTCACCGATATCCTTTTTACCGATAATTTGGGGGAAGAGTTCGCCGGGCATGAGAGGATCACCGTAAAGCAAGCGAAAGTTATTTATAGTATTATAGCTACTATAGGTATTGGATGTGTACTACAATGCCAACCGCTGAATTCTGCAAGAAACTCCTGAACGGAGAAGTGAAATCTCATGCGCCGAAGATCTCGGAAATGAGCGAGATGGAGAAGAAAGTCAACTTCGCCAGAACCAGGCGCGAAGAAACCGCAAACAGCTTCGGGGAGGAGTGATTTCAATGGTTACTGCCGAAATGAAGAAAAATCTGATGAGCAAAGAATGGCGAGATGCCCACATGAAGCCAAAGGAAAACTCAAATCCTGATTGGATTGAATCTGAGGAAGTTCGCGAGGAGGGCACTTAATGCCCGCCCCCTGTAAATATTGGAAAGATCAGGCAGATCAATTTCATGGAGATTGCAACCACCCGGAAGTGAATCCGGGTACTCCATGCATCCTGAATACAGAGGATCACTGTATACTCCGAGAGGAGTTCATGACAACGATCCAAGTATCTTACCGCAATCGGGATAGGCTGCGAGCCGTGGCTTCTTCTATGAATCTGGCAGTGGAAAAGCTGCTAGATTTATTTGATGCCAGCCAATGACTCCCAATGCGTCATTCCTTTTTTGAAGTCGTTGTAGCTATATCGTTTTCCATAGCTTCCTTGGACAGATACCCCATTCTCTTCTATCATTGCCGTTCCCATCGCGTGAGTTAGTTTTATTGTACCGCCGCGCAATTGTTCAACGGATACGGCCACACCTTTACGTCCATCGCCATACTCGGACCTAATAGCAGCGGTCATCTGCGAATCTCCCGGAAGAGGTTGCGATCCAGCCAACGGGCGATCTGATCCGGGCCCATATTTTGGATTTCCGCCGCCTCCGCCTCTTCCCGCTCTCCCGCCCCCTCCGCTTCCTTTCGACATATATCAACCTCATATCCTCATGGAGAAAGAGGCCATGCGATCCATCCGCACGCCGCTTAATCCATGATCTGACCTTCTTGCTTGGTAGTACCTTGTCACGATGTGACTATCAATATGATCACTGCTATCGATGATACAAATCCGATGCATAATCGTGCTTCGCATAACTGAATCGCATCTTTCCATAATATTCGAATGCCTTCCTGAGTCGCTTAACCTTTTTCTTGGGGAATTTATGCGAATCCTCGAAATATTCGCGCGATAATTGCTCAACAAATTCGTCGAATATCATGCTCTTTCTCCCT